CATTTGATCCAACATTGTTTACTGCATTTGCTAATAAATCATCTAGTGAACCAGATTTTGCTGGAACTTGTAATAATGTTGAAGATACTGGTGAAATTTTAATTGTGTTTAACATGGATATACCTTTTAATATTTAATTGAGTTTTGCTATAACTTCGGTTATAAATACATCGGTATTAAAAGTGAAAAATAAATAGGATTTAATCCTATTTATTTTAAAAATGATTTTTTAATAAATTTACAAAATTTATTAAAATCGATCCATTTAGGATCTTGGTGGGTTTTAGTTTGACCAACTAAAATAGTTCCATTGTTTTTATTTACACTAAAACAATAAACACTATTTACGTTATCTTTAATTGTGTTTTTTTTTAGAGGAATAGTTTGACCTTTTAATCTATCAAGATCAAAAGTCGCATCATTTTTAGAAGTTTCTTCTTTTAATCTTTCTTTAACCATCTTCTCTAAATCTTGGCGATTACCAGTAGAAAATTTATATGTTTTATTATAGTCATTTGGAAGATATCTAAATTGATTAATAAACTCAATTAAATCTTTTTTCTTAATTGTTGTAATTCCACTTACCTTTTTTTTAAAATCAAAAGTTACGAAATCTATAGATTTTTTTTCTTCTAATAATACAACAACTTGTCTATCTTCATTTCTAAAGATCATTCCTGGTTCTAATATGTGTATTTTTTTTTCCATTATTATTTACCTGCTAACTTTTTAAAAAGTTCTACTGCTTTACCTGCTAATTCTTCTGTTGAAGAAGCATTTATAGAACCAGACGATAAATTTTGTAAATCTTCTGGCATTACTTGTTGAAGAATTGAATCTGCTGGCATCCATTTAGGTTTTTCATCATGCTCATCTTCTCCAATAAGAACTGTTTTCTGACAAGGATTAACACTAAAAATATAAACACTCTCAACACCATGGTCATTAGGCTGTATTCTAAGAGTCTTATTTACTAATTTATCCATATTAATCATAAAACCAGTACAATTTTTAGCTGGTTGGCCAGGAGTACCTGCAACTCCAGTTACTGTTTTAGTACTTTGATCAGTATTAAAATCATCAAGAATTGTTAATCCCTCGATTTTTTTTGCAAACTTTTTAGCATTCCAAGATTTTTGAACCCCAGGTTTTCCAGGTTTAATTACAATTACATTAATTAACTCTTTTTCTTCATCGATAGAAGTAACTGTAATTTTTATATCTTTTCCGATAAAACTCATACCGGGGATTAAAGTCGATTCTTTTTTCATTTGGATTTTCCTTTTTATATTTAGATATTTAGACATCGGTCTAAAAGGTTTATAAAAAAAATAGAATAAAAAAATAAAAATAAAATAAAAAGATAACTTTTTAATTCTATTAAATTACTTATTTCTAATTCCTACATTATTTATAACAATAAAATAATATAACTTTTCAATTATACCATCTTATCTGATTATAATATATCTATACTTTAGAGTACTTATTATAAAGTATTATATTGTATAGATATCCTGTTTTTATCCCTAAGGATTATATAATAGCTTAGCTTAAGATAGCTATAGCTTAGTATAGTGAGCTAGTTCTTAGCTATTTACTTTAAAAATCCGTAGTCTCAAACCTAAGATGATTATCTCTAAATTCGGTCCTACTTTTATTAAAAAAGTAATAATCTAATTTATGCTCGTCTAATTTCAGCCATTTATTTAGATTAATTAAAGCTAAAAAAGTAGCGGCTCTTATAGCATTAACCTTTCTTTTAGATTTAATTACTGTTTTACCATCAAAATACTTATTAAATTTTTTAGGTAATTTAATAAAATCTAAAAATTTTAAAGCTGATGGTAATCGATAATCTATTGGAAAATATAAATGTTCTGAATAAGAGTGCAATAATAAATGATTTGGTATAACATCTTTAATAAAATACCAAGCTAATATCTCTCGTTTGAAGTATCTATCATTTCCAAAAGATGGAAAAACAGTTCCTAAAAATTTAATAAAACTATCTATATCTATTTTTTTATTCAAAATTCTTGAAATATATTTTCTAACGTAGTCTACTCGTTCCCGAGAATATATAGTTATATCAAAAAAATATTTAGTTGTTTTAATATATTTTTTTCTATTTTTAAAAGATTTATGACTAATACATTTTAATAATTTCTTATAAAATTTATGACGTTTTCGTAAATCAGAATGAAAAAATAAAGACAACGTTTTATTATCTAGTATTTTATAGATTCTATCTAATAAATCAGAACTGTTAAATAATTGCTTTTCTCCCCAAAAATTATAATTATACATATTAATAATAATACTTCTAAGGATTAAATTTTCTGGAGAAATACTTTTATTATCCCCACCATAGATATTTTTTTTATGTTGATAAGATTCGGTTATTTCTTTTAATAACTTATCTTTTTCATAAGAATCTAAATTACCTTCAGGAGTATCAAAATATTTAATTTTAGGATAACTTTTTAGATCTGTTTTAGCATTATTAATTATTTTTTTTAATAACATTATTTATCCTTTATATAAAAAATAATTTTATTATGAGTAATTACAAAACCATTTACATGAAAAAAATCATTTAATTCTTCTTTAAATTGATTCTCAATATGTTCCATAATTTCCGATTTCATTCCTTTTTCTAATTCTTCCTCAGTTAAAAAATGATCTGGTAACCAGGCACCTCTATTATGAAATTTAGTATTCTTCTTTACTAAGAATTTATTATTTAATCCGTCGAGACTAAACTTAACTCTATTTTTATCTAACCAAGTATATACTAAAGTATCTGAGTATAAATCTATATTTAAGAAAGCCGCTTTTAATATAGCTTGTCTTGGTACCAAATACAGATCATGAGGTTTTTCTTCTGGAACCATTTCTTGCTCTGCTTCTTGTAAAGTATCCATTAACCCCATTATTTTACCTTTTCTACTTCAACATTATCAGCTACTAACCTTACTTTATTTTTTTCAGCTTCTGCTTTTTCTTTACGAATACGTTCGGCTTCTTTTCTAGATTTCTCTTGTTGTTTAAGAGCATCCGCTCGAGCTTTCAAGTCTTTATTTTTTTGAATCATTTCTTCTATTTTTTTCTGTTCTCTTTTAGCAGCTTCTTCTTCAGCCTCTTTAGTCATAGTTCTTAATAGAGCATGTAACTTCAAAAGTTCTTGAGTATTTCTTGTGTATACATTCGAGTATCTATCTATAATCTCTTTAATATTTCTATTATCTTCTTGGAATGCAGTAATCTTACTAGTAAGATTTCCACTCTTTTTAAAATTAAGGTGATGAGTTTTTTCTAATTTTTCAAATTCTAATAAGAAACCTTTTTCTATTAACTTCTTATTTTCTTTTTTTAAAGAACTAACAGTTGATTTTAGGTAATCTATTTCTTTAACATAATTATATTTATCATGTACTACACTATTTAAAAAATAAATTAATATAGCTGTTATTATAAGACACCATACTATAGTTTGATTTTTTGTCATATTTTTTTCCTTTGTAATTTAACGACAGGAAGGCTGGATGAGATTCCTCATCCATTTTCCTAAGTTCTTGAAAAAGCAGCCGCGGCTTCTCTTTCTTTTAATAATTTTTGATTAACAGTTTCATTAGCTAAAGCTTCTATTTGCTTAGCAACTCCAACTGCATGCCATTTATCTAAACTTAATTGAATTTGTGAATTTCCTTTATAATTAATATAAATTCTTTTCTTACCTCTAAATTCTCCGGCTCCAATACTACATTGTTTTGTAACACCTTGACCATTTGCAGATGCTTTTGAACTATCAGTATATACAACAAAGTCGGCATCTCCACCTTCCCCTTTAACAGCCATAAGAATAGCTTCACCCATAGCAAATAAATCCCGAACACTAATTTTCATAGTTTCTTTTGCAGCTTGATTATATGTAATTCCGGTAGCTTTTGTATTATCTGGAATACCGGGAATAACTGTTACAAATGCTGAGGCTTCTGGAAATTTTTTACTTAAGTCTACAAACCCAGTAACCTCAAATAATTGTTTGGCAGTATAGTTAATTTTTCCAACAATATGATTATTATATTCTCTTGCTGGTCCAGAAGTTTGAACTCCTGCTGGTGCGGTTCCTGGAACTGGTGCTCCTGTTTGTACTGGTGCTACTCCTGCTGGTGGTACTGACATATTTTTTCCTTTGAGGCTATTCGCCAATATGATTGCTAGTTAAATTTTTACCTTGCTCGGTTACATAAAATAACTCTTGTTTACCATATTCTTCATTATTTAAAATAATACCATTATCCGGAAGAATTTCAATTTCATATCCGTACATAATATTTTTTAATTTTTCAATGGCATCTTCTTCATTCTTTCCAACTACCGTAGTAATTTCCATCTCACTGAAGAGAGTTATTTTAAAATCCATTAAAATAAATCATCCACATCAATTCCTAAATCTATATCTACTCCATCAACATTTATTGGAGCAGTAGTATCTAGGTTAGATAATTTGGCTTCTATCGCAGAAGCCCCATCCTCTATTTGAGAAGCGAAAACTCTACCAGTATCATTTTCATATTTTTTTAAATGAGTTTCTAAATCAGTTAAAAAAGTATCTTGTAATTTTAAAGCATCGGCTTCAGCTTGACTTCCAATTTTAACTGGAACTAGAACCATTTTATGATCCATAGAATCTAATAAATTATTTAAACCCTTTTCACCCATTTTATCTTGCTTTCCAGCTAAGAAATATCTTACTCCAAGATAACTTCCTGGTAAATTTAAATCTTTTAAAAATGTTGTTTTGTTTGGGATTTTTGAAATAATTTCTTTTAACTTTGTATAAAACATATATGTTTCCTTTTATGGCTTTTAGCCCATTTTTTAATAACTAAGAGTTTTAAACTCTCCAGTACATAAGAATGGATCTTCTAACTCATTTACTTCCTTTAATGATTGAACATTCTTTGGGTTTCTTTGAGGTATAAATCTAATATCTGATGCTATGGTTAAATTATTATTCTTTGGTATTAAATTCGATTTTCTACCCAGTTTAAAATAATCATAAGGTGCTCCTTCTTTAAAGGCTACTGTATATATCTCTGGCTTTAATTTATATAAAGAAATAATAGCATTTCTATTAAGTAAATAATCCTTTTGAGATAAAGTAGTTTCAAAGAATTCGGTATGTATATTATTATTTTTTGAACTTACTGGTTCGCTAAATTTTCCATTTACATTTTCTATAGTTAATTTTTGAGATACTTCTTCTGGATCAATTACATAAGATGTATTATCATAAGTATTCTTTACAGAATGTTTACAGCTAATAAATCTATTACTAAATGTATTTCCAAAATAATTTCCATTTTTAACTATTATAGGTTGAGACTGAACTTGAACTGTACTATCCTTTTCAAATAAAGCACATTCGGTACTTTGATTTCTCCAAGATGATGGATCTTTAAAATCTATCATAATTAATTCAGTACAGTTTTTTGAAACTCTTGCATCAAATCCCTCATCAAATCCATATTCTATTGGATTTAAGGAGAATGGATAAGTGCCAAGCATATACTCAATATTATCATAATTACTTTTATTAACTGGAAAACTTAAATCGGTATAACCAGTTGAACTCATATTCTCAGTACAATAATTCTGAACGCTAAATCCAGAACCATAAGTATCTATTAATATTTTTGGTAATTTTTCAAATATAAGAGTTGTACTTTTCTTAAACCCACCAGAGCCATTTACTTCCGTATTTACAGCTCCTAGAGTTTTCTCCCTTTCTAATTTATTCATTATAATTGATTTTAATATGATATTAGAATCGGTTAAATCAGCTCCCGCAATTGCTTCTTTACTTGTATCAAAATCAGCAGTTACTACATTATAAAAATTATTATAAAAAGTAACTCCTTGTTGAGACACATTAATTTCAATAAAATATAAATTACTATTTAAGGCAGTAATTAATTCTATTGGAACTTGATTCAATTTTAATTGAGCTAATGGAATTTTTTTATTAACTAGGGATTTACTTTGAGCAAAATAACCTATATTTACAGCACCAAAATTAGCTTTATGAAAAGCTAATACAGTTGGGTCTAATGAAGCTACATCCGCGGAATTAAAATGGATAGTAGCTTTTATATTATAATATAGATTAGAAGCCATTTAATACCCCTAATCTAATCGTCTGTCTACATGTATTCTTGGAGAATATCTTAGACCATTTTGTAGAGCCATTTTTGAAGATGCGTCTTTAGATGCTTCCCAAATATCTCTATCTTTATCCAATGGATCTTCTGGAGTCCAAGGCATAACTAGAATATTTCTATTTTCAAAACCAGCTTCTTTTACAAGATTAATTAATTTGAATAATAAGAAGTTATCTTTAGCGCCTTCTTTATACACAAATTTAAAATTAATTGGATAATGAATTAAATAAGTTTTACAGTTATCGATAACTTTTGAATACATCTCAAAGATTTCATCATCAGTTAAAGAACCAGCATAACATTCTTCTGCATCAATTTTTGGACTAATAGTTAACATAGTATTGATACCTAAATCATTTTTAATAGTATTAAAAGTTTTTAGTACTTTAAGAACCACATCATCTTTACTTAAAAGATTTCCATTACTCTCAATTCCTAAATAATCCAAAGACTTAGATTCTAAATCTTGACCCCAATGAAATATCTGAGGGATAAATTCAATAAAATGTAAAGGTTCCCCACCTGTAATAGTCATTCTTTTAATTTCTTTTCCAGCCATTTCAGTTTGTACTTTTTCAGTTAATGAACCAAGTTCATCTTTACCATCTTTTACAAACCAAGAATATTTAGAATCACACCAAGTACAAGAAGCAGAATAGCAACCGGCTAATCTAATATATAAAGATGGTTCTCCAATAGCCCCACCCTCTCCTTCTAAACTACAAAACCATTGACTAATCTTTGGAAACTTATTAATAGTATCAAAAAATAATTTCTTATCTTTTAAGTTATTATTTTCTGTTATTAAATCTCTTTCATTTTTCATTTTCTTCCTTTTTAATTTAGGTATATACTATTATATCTTTAATATCTTATACTAGTTCTTCTTTTCTTTATTTATATTATCCCACGGAAAATTAATCCAACCATCTGGTTTTTCTAATCCCCAATAATCGGCTCTTTGTGGAGATTCATTATGAACTGGTTTCTTATTTTGATATATACAAGCCACTTTAGAATTAATTTTTTCAGAATGAAAAAACCCTCTAATTAATTTAACTGTTTCTCCAGAATCAATTAAATCATCAACAATTAATACATTAATTAATCTATCTTCCGCTGGATTTAATAAACCTAATTTTTCAATTTTTGCAATACACGTATTAATTTCAGTACTGGCTCTATTAATATTATCTCTTAATTGCACACTAATACTTTCTACATTTTTAACATCTAAACCATATGCAATATATTGAGCTGGAACTAGACCGCCTCTAGCTAATCCAATAATCACATCAGGATAAAAATTACTAGCTTTCACTTGTTTAATTATTTCTCTAACACCATTTTCTATATCATTTATTTCGATATTTATTGCCATATCATTCCTTTTTTATTTTTAATAATCTTAGCCGATTTATAATTATGTACTTCTCCCATCCGAGGAATATCTTCTCTAATTTTATACGCACAAATTCTTCCCGTCATTCTATGAACTGACTGGATCATCCAAGGATAGATATAATGTTCTTTTCTATCATGAAAATCACCATTATCTAATTTAGCATAATAAAACCGGTGGATATGGTTTAAAACGATATGTTCATTATTTAAAAGAATTTTTCCATTTTCCGAATTAGTCACAAAGTAATTATAATCTTCAATTTTTATACAAACATCCGTTTCTTTAAAAACTATGTACTTATCCATAATAATTTCGTGATCTGGATATAATTTTAATAGATCGGGTATACTAAATAATATTACCAATACCCTTCCACTTCTCCAATTACTTGGAGCCAGGTTTTCAATTTCAGTTCCTCTTGAAAATACTTTAGTAAATACATTTCTACTCATGATCGAGCCAAAGATTAGGAATTAAACGACCTACTTTTTGCATTAAAGTAGAACATTCTTTTTTATTGATATTTTCTGTTTGATCAAAACTTCTTTTTTGAAAATCCTCAATCTCTTTTATTAATTCTAAAAGTTTTTCTTTATCATGATAATCATTTTCATAATTACTTAAAGAACCCCAATATTGAGCAACTCTTTTTAATTTAGTATTTAATAGTTCTAAAATAAAAAAATAATCAGTATCCCGATCGTTATATATTACTTTTCTATAAGCTATTAAATTACCAAGTCCAACGAAAAATCTACTTATTTTTCCTAACATTTTATTTCCTTATTTAAAATATATTCCAGTTTTTTCAAATAAATCATCATTACTAAATTGATATAATTCATCTAAAAAGATAACGCTATCTTTATAAGTAGCTATTGGATAATCCATTATATCTTTATCATGAGTTCTAATAATATAACCCATTTTAATTCTACCATCATCATTCATAACTATTAAAACATCCTTATTCTCAATATTAACATAACTATTATTTAAGTGATAATTAATTCTTAAAAGACTTTGAGGAATAGTAAAATTATCTCTCCATCTATATCGATAATTTAATCGGGGATCAATACTCTTATAATAAAGACCAAAGGCAAAATTATTATATTCATTTCCAATACTATGATTTTCCATAAAATTACGAGAATGATAATCTATTACCCTCACTCTAGCTGTTTTACGATTACTTCTATATAATAAATTATATATACCACAATAATCATTGTCTAATGATAAAAAGATTAATAAAGTTTCTATAAACATAATACAAAATAAAGCTGGTATTTCAAATAATGTAAATAAATTTAAACCGAAAAAATTTCCTATATACCATTTATTTTTTTTATAAGTTACATTCATAAATACATGTAATTGATTCATATAATAATCAGGTAAAACTATATTATGTTTCCCAAATTTATTAAATAATTTAAGAATTTTTAAGAATAAAAAGAAACGGGTATGATAAAAAAGTAAAAAGGTAAAATCCCTAATTGGATATATCACCATACGCATAATTGGGTTACTATTAAAATTTCTATATAAATTATGAGTAATCGAATAATAAAACAGAGTAAGTATTATTATATCGACCCCATTATCTTTTAAATTAAATCTTTTTTTACTTTTAAAATTTTTATAATCATATATCAAAAAATACCTCCTTGTTTAATTTTTTAAATCTTAGCAAATCATCTTGCTTAGTATAATGTAAATTATTTCTAAAAGTATACATTAGTGACCTACCATTAGTAGTAGCACTCATAATACTATTATTATAATTATTTAAAGACCACTGTAACTCCATAAATTTTAATTTATTATCTAATAAATATACAATAAGTGTATCGAAAATATTGTACGTAAGATAACCAACTATATTATTAAGATAATTCCAATTGAATCCTCCAGGTAAATCTAACTTATTTATTTTTAACTCTACTTCAGCTACTGTATTTAATTTATAATTAGGTAACGATTTACCTAATCCCCCACCCATTTGATCTACTGGTTTATATAATTTTAATATATCTACCTTTAGATAATCTGGCCAATCGTAAGAATTTCCTCTTTTTTGAATTTGAGCAAACTCCGATATAATTCTAGCTGCTTTATCTTTACCAACTAAGTTAATTAGTCGGTTAGTTATATAAGGATCATCAAACAGATCACTATTAAATCCAATTAAGAATAAAGATTGTTCATCTATTCTATCTTTAAAGAAAGCCGATAATAATTCAACCTCATCTTTAAATGGAATAACATTTATTTCTATATTGGGAATTTTATAGGCTGGATTAGTTACACATAAATCATCGTATAACTTTCTTACCTCTTCTTGAATAACAGCTGTGTCTCTAATATTTGGATACATCATTCCTGCATTTGGATCATTAGTAAGATTGGCCTGTAGTTGAGTTAAGTAATAAACATCTACTTTATTTAAAACTGAATTATAGGCCGCTATTGCATTTACTTGCCTACTAGCTTTTTCTGGATCTGGAAAGTATGGTTCATCTACCCAAGTCTCAATATCATAATAAGTTTTATTAAGAACTTTTAACTGAGGATCTGGTTCAATAAACCCTTTCTTTTTAAAATCATGAAAAGCATAAGCACTTGGATTAAAATCAACATTATAAAATCTATAAAATTTTAAATCTTCTTTTATTCTATTCATCAATTCTTTTTTTACTTTATTATCTAGAATTACTTGATGATTAGTAAATGGAACTTTTGGTATCATAATTTTCCTTCAAATAGTTTTTCAAATTGAACAATCTTCATATTAATATTAATATCCATAATTCTATCATAATCAATTTTTATATCCAATTCCTCAAATAGCTTTTTAATTTCTATCAATTCCTCTTCTTTAAATTCGCTTTCCGATGGAAATGCAATAACATTAATTTTTCTATCCATTAGCTCTATTGGTAATTGATACTTACTTATTACTGGTTGAGAATAAGTTCTTTTAATTAATAATTCTCTACTAATTTTAATAGGTACTAAAGAAATACTATCTCCTGGTCTAAGTTTATCATTAAATAAATAATTATAAAGCATAGCTCCTTTAATATGAATAGGTATCGTTTTCTTTTCGGATAACGGCCATTTCTTTGGAGTAATAAATTCAGCGAATTTAAAATTATTAATACTGTCCCCTAATTGCTTAACATATTTATTTTTAATCTCTTTAAAAATTATATTATATATTTGAGGTATACTCTTTAAGTCGGTTCTAATAGTTAGTACTTTATAAATATCAGTAAGTAAATTAAAAGTAATCCCACTACAATCCGCTTTAAGTATTTGACCACCAGTTTTCTTAATTTCTAATTCCTGATAAAAGGTACCTTCCATCCAAATTTTAGCTAATGCATAAAACTTTTTAGTATTAAAGAATCCTCTATAAGCAACAACCTCTGATTTAAAATCCATCATATTATATTTTGGATTTATATTGGCTCTTTTAAATAAAAGAGTATCGTATATATTTTTATATTTTATATTAGCATCTTTAGCTACTTTTTGACTATAATCAACAGTCTTCAAAGAACTATCAAATTTACTAAAGGGTAATTTTAAAATATTATAGGTACTATCGGTATCCGCATATTTTAAGTTAGGTTTAAACTCTATTGTATCGATAAAGTTTATATCAAAAACTCCATCTAAGTCATCAGCCATCGCAATCGTGTTCATTAACTCTCCTATAATGCTACATAAATTATTAAGTTAATAATAACAGAAAAACCAACCATATATTGAAATATATTTTCATAAATATGATTAAATACTCCCGAAGTATTATTTCTAAATTCATTTCTAGTATTATTATAATACATATCTATTGCATTTTTTAATGGACGAGCATTATGAAGATTAATATCTTCTTCGTCTATACCATATTTTAAATATTGTAGTTTATAATTATTATCAACTACCTCTGTTTTTATATTTCTAGGATTGGATGAAAACGACCAAAAGGTTGCTTTATTTACATTCATTATTTACCTTTTAATTTATTAAAATAAAATAAAAAATATATTTCCATTAATATATTTTTATTTATTTTATATCTAGTGCAAATATTATCTTGCATAATATCAAATTTCAAATTACAGTACTCTATTTCCCATATAATTCTGAAAATTGTATTATACAAGTCCCGATCTAAATTAATTCCGGTACTTTTTTTCATTTCTCTTTCAAGTTTATTTATATTCATACTTAAACCTAATTCAATATCTTTTAAATCCTTATAATTGCACCAAAAACAATATCCATCTTTGGCCTGAACATAAACGTTATTTATACTATTATGTAAATTATGGAATTTTAAAATAGTTAAAGTTTCTCCTAAATAATTTTCTAATCTTTTATTTGCTCCAACTCTTGTCATTTTTACTGATACGAACTTTACTTTCGTACAATACGGGACTCTTGTTATTCTCATACTAACCTTTCAATAATATCTATGTATAAGTATTACTAGCTTAGTACCAAAATACTAAGTAGTTAAATAATTATAATAGTCTTCAAAATTCTTTATTAATAGTTCTTTAAACAGTAATAAATCCTTTTCTAATTTTAATATATTATCTTCCGATAACATACACCTATGTTTTAATAATATCTCTAATTCTTTTTCAAACAATTTTAAAGCTTGATATCTAGATTCTTTACAGCTAAATAAATTACCCTCGCTTTTTTGGGCTAAACTATCTAATAAATTATCTTTCTTTTTACTATTTAATATCATGTATTGAGAGTTTCTATCTTTTTCATAATCAGTATCATCTGATGAAGCAAAGTAATTAAAATTTTCTCTCATTCTTTTCGGTAAATTTACAACATCTATTTTATTTAAGAATGAATCTAGTACTTGCTTTTGCGCTAAATCTAAATCTCTTTTTTCATCAGTCTCTAAATTAAAATCTAAACCAAATTCTTGATTAAATGTTTTATTATATTTATTATAATATTTATCATCCCCATTAAAAAAAGATCTTAATATTAATTCTGGATAAGGCATATCAATAAATTTTTTAAATAAAGGGAATTCGTTTAATGTTTCATTATCTAATAAAGAAATATATCTACAAAAATTAGTCATCATTAATGAACTCATCGAGTTAGTTCCAATTAATTTTAAATTTTCTTTCGTTAAAGAAGGAAGTTCCTTTTCAAATATATTTTTACTTATATTATTACTAATAGTATTTATCATCTCAGATGGAAAAAATATTGAGCTCAATTGAGTAGAATATTCTTCTCCTTTGCCATAATAATTAGACTCTTTTATTTCTAGAAAATCGATCGCCCCATTCTTTAATAATTTATTATGTCCTTGCTTAGTACTAAAATATATTTTTACTGGTTTCCCAAATTTATCCTGAACAGCTTGCTCTATAATTTTCATTAGCCCCAGATATAAAAAAGCTGGGAAATGAGTATAAGTAAAATTATTATCTTTTAATAGTTTATTTCTATCAATAGCTAAAGCGTTATCATTATTTATATGAATTGAAACAATTGATATATCTTTAATACTTTCATTATCTATTGGAATAGTTGTAGGTCGGATATAATGTCCTAATTTACTTCTATTTGAAAAAAGATTTAACCCAATAAGATTAGGAATAAAATTAAAACCCCGAACTGGCACATTAGACGCCTCTCCCATATTTTTTAAATCTTCTTCTTTGAATAGTTTTTCACTCAGCCAATTAACAGCGTATCTATCATGCAATTTTTTAAAATTAATTCCTTTTAAAATCAATTCCGCTGGTATACTTTTTACTTCAAGCAAAGCTATTTTGGGGCGATTATGTAATAGTTTTAGTTTTCTAGATTTAAATTTAGTATCATCTACTATAATTAATTCTTCTACACCATTTTGAAAAACATCAGAAATATTTGGAACCATAGAAACTTGAACATATTTTGACCTAGATTTCTTTTTTAATACAAAATGTTCGTCTTCTCTTTTAAATATTTTACCTAGATTTAATTTATCTAAATATAATCTTTTATCCTCTGGAACATCCAGTATCATTTGATAAAAATCATAAAAAGGTATTAACGATAATTTATCTGGAGAATTAAATCCTGCCTCATAGCTATCAATAGATATACCTAAACTAGATCCAAATATTGGACTAAGTTGATTTAATAAATTTGATGTCATTCTACCTAGATAATTGCTTTTTTTAAATAAATCTATTAAAGATATTTTATTTATACCTTGTGGAGTTAATCTTATATCCTCTTTATATAGAGAAGTATTTGTAATTTTAAAATTAGATAAAATAGAAAAAGTAACTCTAGTTCTCTTAAAAACATCAAATAAAGTTGTTATGATATTTTTTCCAATAAATACTAAATCATGAGCTATTTTATTTTTAATTTCTCTTAAATCTAAAGTATCTATTTTATAATGAAGATTATTTAATATAAGAATACTCCAACAAAAAATCTTTTCTCTTTCCTCTTGATTCAATTTACCTAAAATTGTATCTTTAATATGGTGTTGATAATCTTCATAAATACCTGGAATAGAGTTAAGATGCATATTTGTCTGAGAATAATAACCTTCCTCATTGCATAATACAAAACCATTTATATCGTCTCGATGGGAAGAATTTATAGTTACTAAATTAGATAAACTTTCTGGATGAGAAGATTTAAATAATATATCTTTATTATTATGCTCTATGTAGTTTATATAGTGAAAATTATTATTTAGATTATTATCAATTCCATTTTTATATACTACTTTATTATCTTTAATTTGCATAAGATATTGGAAACTATCATCTCCAAAAGAATCGTTGCTATAGTTTTTTCTAACCATATGTCGTACTAGGTCATTATCAGAAGCATATCTAAAATTTCCATTATAATACATATCCTGTATATTTAACTCTTCAATATTAAAAGTAAAATTAGTACTATAATTAGATAAATCTTTTTTTTCTAAGAAATTAAAAATATTAGGCAATAAAAAAGAATCTTTCATAAAGAAAAGTAACTTTGGTTTATTTAAATAACCCATTACCTCATTTAGATAAGGCCCAGATGGATATTTAGAATGATTTTGACGATAAACTCTTTCTAATAAAACTCCAATATTTTTAGATATATCAGTTCTATAAAATAAATTTTGTGGATTAGTACTAAAATCATTATATTCAATATTACTGTAATTATTACTTACGTCAAACATATTATCTTTATCGAAATGACAAATTACCGAAATATTCTCAAAATTTAAATCTAAAAGATGTTTTGAATTTTTTAGATTATTTAAAAAATGCCTGCTTTCTAAATCCGAATTAAGTACGACACTTAATAAGGAATAATTACCTCCATTATTTAATTTTATAGTCTCAATATTTAATGTAAAATTAAAATCTGGTATATGAGAATTTTTTGCAGTTTCATCTATAATATTAAAAATATTATTAAATGTGTTTTCCATATAGGTCCTTTGTATATTTTATTTTTTAGACGAATAAAAAAAGTATTTGAATAGTTAACTATTCAAATACTCTCTTCTTAAATATGCTATAAAAGCATCTAAGAATTCATCTTGTAATTTTATATCTCTAGCACTTCCACCAACAGTCATTCGACCACCAGCGTTCTCACCAAAGAAATTCTGGAGTGGTTCGACCACTCCATTTTCTCCAAAATATCGTTTAGCTATTTTTTCATTCTTACATGACATACTAATAGTATTACTACCAATATTATAATGTACCACTATATCATTTGAAATATCATTTACTAGATAACCATCTAGTAAAAAAGTATCTCCTTTATAAACAACCATTACTCCAGGTAACGATAGCTCTTTAACTAAATGACTATTTTTAATAATCTCTTTTTTTTCAATAAAATTTATATTTCTTTCTTTTACGTCATCTGGCACATTAAACATAATTAAATCTTTAATACGAAGTATTAATTTATGTACCATTCTTGAAATATCTTCAGAATCGTTTATATTATTGAATTTCCAAGAAGATACCAAGCTACCAATAGCTAAGAATTTCTCTTGTATATTATTATTTATTTTATTGTATTTATGTTCCATAAACCAATGGAATCCATTAATATCAACATTGCCTATTAATTGACATAATTCTAAAACTAACTTAGTTGGTTTTAGAAATCCTGCCGCCCACATAATGCCTAAAATAGCATCAGTGTCTATATGGGATACGATAAAATTATCATATACCTTATCGATTTTCTGTTTATAAAAACTTAAACATGCTGGTGGATTATCTTCGAATTCTCCATGATGGAGTAATTCAACTTCTGCTCCATCTTTGACTCCAAAATAATCATTGCCGTATTCAGTTTCAACCGCAACTAAACCTTTAACTTTTTTTGAATATTCCAGAGCAGCAGTATAACTTTTACATTTCTGGACAGTTAACATAATACCTCCTTGTTATTTTTGCTCTTCTGTTTTTACTATAGCTGGATCAGTATTATTAATATTAACGTCCTGCATTTCCATTGTCTGAGTTTTTTCCATCTCTGCAATAACCTCATCTAAGCTTTTCTTTGGCTCTTCTTCAACAACTTCTTCCGTTGCTTCTACATCATCTTCAGTATTAGGTTCTGGTAAAGTTTCAACATCTTCTGTTGTTTCTGGTTGTGGATTTTCAGCAGCTTCGATTCTCTCTAAATAATCAAATAAACTAAAATCGTTTCTATCTAAAGAAACATTTTCTGGTAAATCATCCATTAACTCAGGATATAATAACATTGCACCATTTACGAAATTAATTAACTTTGTAGTTAAATCTTCATCTTTAATAATTACATTAAGGTAAGATTTACCAAAGATTAAATTCTCTTCTTTATAGTTTTCACCAGCACCAAATAAGATAACTAAATCTTCTGGAACTTCATCAACTGCCATATTATCAGAATTTCTTGCTGAGGGATTGTTTTCAACAATGTTACATCTTTTTAATTCTTCTGGTAATAATCTAATAACTACTTTGCTTTGATTATGACCAGTACCAGTAGTTTTAATTACAGCAATGATATTATTTAATAAATATTGCTCGAAATCAAATATAACGTCATCTAGCTTTTGATCTTTATAAAAAATATCATATGAGCTATCATATTTAACTGTTAATTGATCAATACTATAAGCAATTCTAATTAATCCAAGAATAATATTTTTTAAAGCTGGTTTATTTTCTTTAAATTCTTTTAGTAAAACACCAGATGAATTCATTTCAATAACATTAATAAAGTTTTTTACTTCTTCATTATTTGCAAAATCATTTAATAAATAATCTTTTGTAAGGAATGAATGCATGTATTTACTACCACTTAAAGTTTTAGATGGCGTAAAATTGTTCTTAAAAATAGTTCCTAAAGAATGAGCCGGTGGATTTAATGGTACTACATAAGCAGTATTTGCAACAAGTTCACATTGATCTTGAGGATAACCACTCGTTCTTAATTCATTAGCTAAGTTAGCTAATTCTGCTCTAATTCTATCTGAATTTTGCTCTCTATTCATATCTCTATTATATGAATTTACGATAGTAGTAAGTCTCGTATTTTTATACGTTTCTAAATCTTGAGCCGTTGTAATTCTTTGCGGTCTATTATTTACCACTTGTTCCATTGTTTGTCTACCACCAGTTTCTGGAGCAGCAGCTGCATCAGTTTGAGTAGCACCTGGCGCATTTAAGATATAACTATCTTGTAATGTTCTTGTATTTACATCAAATGTATTTCCCGTTTGATCTTCGAATGTAACTGTATTACCTTGTATAGCATTAACCTTAACTGTTAATGTTGGCGAACCGTGAGCCACGTTTCTCATTTCTAAATTTTGACCTAAGTGAATATCCATAATTCATTTCTCCTGTTTTATTTAAATTTTTTGTACAATAAAAAAATAGTATTTTTCAATACTATTGTCTTATCTGATTATAATATATCTATACTCTGAAGTACTTATTTTAAAGTCAAAAAGTATAGATAAGGCCATAAAATCCCTAAAGATTTTTAACGACAGGAATACAGACTAAGGTTTTACCCTTAATCTATAATAATATTTGCTTCGAGCAATTCCTGTTCCGCTTCTAATTTTCTAGCAGCTATTTCATCTTCTGTTAAAAATTCCATACCAATCATCTTCAATGCATTATTGATAGTTTTTTTGGTATTACTTTCATATCTTTCTTTCATTTGATATTCGCCATCTTTAATAATTTTCATTAAAAACGATTCTTTATCTTCCATACTATCCGATTTAAAAGTAAATAACTCTTTTAAGATATTGTTATTTTCTTTATGAGATAATAAAGCAGCCGTTGTTTGCCAAGAAATATGTTGACCACCTTGCTTCTTTCTACCTCTTGTTGGTTGACCAGTAGTTTTACTATAACTATTAGTAAACGCAATAGCATTATATTTAGAATTACTTGTATGATATAATTTGCTTAGGTAGTTTTCTCCACAATAACATTCAATTTCTTGTTCATAAAAACTATCTATTTTACTTGATTTAAAGATAGTACTTTCAAACCCAAGATAAGTTCTTAAGTACATCATTAATTTATTTTCAAATTTAATTTTACTTTTTGAATTTAGATCTATTCCAAATCTTTCTCCGTACTGAGCAATAAAATCTTCATAATACTCAGCATAAGTAATATCATTAAAGTTTCTAAAATAAAAATATAATTTATCTTTGACTACATTTTCTCTTAATTCACTTAAGTTATTAGATAAAATTTCTTTAACTGATAAGTAATATTCTTCATCAGTTCTTTTAATTAAATTTTCATTAACGAATTCAATTCTTTCTTTAAAATCAAGTAAATCATCAGCACCTTCTATATCTCGAACAATCTTACTCATAGCTAATTCAAAAATACTTCCCCAGTTATTTCTACCAAAGATTCCTAATGGATTAAATATCATATCAAATGGTAAACCAGTCTTTGGATCTTTAGGCATTAAATCATCTGGAATAACTAAACCAACCACACCTTTACCAGCATATAAGTTAGTGAACTTATCTCCTCTAGAAGTATTCTCAGTATAACTAGTATCAACCTCAATAATATAATCAATATCATCTGGATCTAAATTATAATTATCTCTCATATCATTTAGAACTGATTTAGGTACAGTTTCCATACTAATATATTGATTATATAAAGTATCACTTAATTCATCAATTTTATCTTGAGGTAGTTTTAAAGAAGTAAAACATTTAGTTAAATCTTCTTTAGTAGTTTTTTGCGAATTGTCGTAAAATTCTAATTCATCAATAAGTTCTTTTGTATAAAGATAAGCTTCTCTATTTTCATTAAAAGTTTTTTTAGTAATAGTATGTACTCTGATGTTATCTACAGTACCACCTTGAATACCTTTAAAACTTTTAGTATAATATTTTGATTCTGTATGTTCATCTAAATTAATTACTTCCGTTAAGAAGAATTCAGATGCATCTATCATATAGTAACTTAAAATGTTTTCAGTATTTAATTTATCCCCTAATTTAGGTAAATAATCAATACCATTTTTTAAGAATCTCATCTGTTTAGTAACTGGAATAAACATCTTATCGCTATATTCTATTTGAGTTTTCTTACTAAATGATTCAGAAATAACAACAGCATCATCAGCCGCGTATCCAAAGAAACTACTAAATAAAATATTCGCTCTATATCCAATTCTCGGCATTTTAATTTCTGGCAGCATATTAGTATAATCAAATAATAAAGCCCCTTTCTTAAAACTCTTATATTCATCAGCAATACAATATTTTAAACTAAGACTATTATTAATTAATTTTTTATGACCAGGTACTTGTTTAAATATCATTCTCTTTTCAGTAGTATAATATAATATAAGTATTTCTTTTTGATAGAATAAAACTATTCCGTCATCTTCTGCAATTTCCGAATAAGGAGAATTGATTTCTGATAATGAACTATAGTATTTATCAATAACAATAGGTGTTTCCGTTTTTTTAGATACAACTACTTGGGTTAGCTGTTTAGAAGCCATTTGCAATCTGCTTGGATCTACATTATTAGCAAATGGTACGAATGTTTCTATTTGTGGACTAAACAATACTACATTTTTATCTTGTTTCATTTTTTTCCTTATTTATGACTTGTTCTAGATATTAATTGTCCACATGTTGGACATTGACAAGGAGAGGTAAGTTCAGTAAGAGTTTGGTAGTAAGTATCCTCAAATTGTTCAGCACAATTACCACAAATGTATTTTCTTACTGTATCTTTTTCTTCTTTATCTCCATTACTATCTAAAGGAATTTCAACATCTTCGCTATCTTTTAATAGTTCTTTTGCAAAATTAAATGCATTTCTTTCTTCTGATATTTCAATTAAAGTATTCGCAACTGTTTTATCATCTCTAATTTCGATAAATCTTGGATGCATTAAACTCCAAATTTCAATACCATCTTTAATATTATCATCGGATAATGTAATATCATTAGCTCTTACTTCTACAATTTTACCTAAGTATTTTTCTTGATTGTTCCAAATCTCATGTTTCCTATCTTCTGTAAAACCACTTGTTTTACTTTTTAATAAACCATCTTCACTTTCAATAAAAATAGCTCCAAGAGTATTCTTATATTTACCAGAACCTTTTTCAAAACCAACTATTTTATAATCAGAACTAAATTCATTTTTAAATTTAATACAATTCGTGCTTTTCCCAGATTTAAATAGTCCAGAAGCTTCTTTTAGGATTATACCTTCTTTACCCTCTTTTAATTTATTCTCAAAATACTTAATTGCCCCTTGTAATTGATTAATTCCAAAATACTTATAATCGACTAATTGTATATGTTTAAAATCTTTTAATTTTTTTAAACAACTTTTTAAAGCTTCAAATCTAGAAAGATTATCCGATTTTAATAAAGCAGAATTAGTTAAATCCCAAACAGTATATCTAATTTTAGATTGTAATTCCTCAAAGGATTGACCAAAAGTTTCTTCTAATGCAGCTATATATTTTTTTAATTCCGCCTTAGTTAATCCTTCTTCCTTTTTATTATAAATAGTAGTAAGTGCTTTAAATACCCCATTACTAGTTAATCTATCTAAACCTTCAATAGTAAATTCCCCATGAAGAACTGATTTATCATGAACCATACTTTTAAGTTGTTTGAACTCAGCTGCTAATTCTTTAAAATTAATACTAATCGGTTTTAATCTTCTAGATTGAAATCCATTTCCTGATTTTAAATCACTACAATCATTTATACTCGCAAATGAAAATAAACCATCAGCTTTTTCTTGAGCTATATAAAATCTAGTATTATTTTTTTTAGCAATACTATATTTAGAAACTCTTTTTACTATATTACTAATTCCAGGAAAAGAAACAGCTCCCATATATTCAGGTAAAGGTAAACAATAAGGAATTCCAGTATTAATTCCCTTTTCTGACATACCAATTTTTAAATCTCTATCTATTATTTTTTGGACAAGAGATCTGGTCTCGTTATCACAAGACCTAAGTATTTCGCATAATTTTTCATTTGCTTTATTTCCAGTTAATTTATCAACTAAAAAAGCTTTATCTAATTGAGCCATAGCTTCTACAATATCGTTTATAGGTAGGCTAAAATATTTTGATTTAGTTTTTAATAATTTATTAGGAACATTTTTTATTCCAAAAATAATAAATGGACTATAAACATAATTAAAATATTGTTTAACTATTTTCTTTTCGGTATTATTTATACTAGAATAAAACATCGCTAATTCATTTCTTTTTTCATTAGTACCAGTAAGGGCTGAGATTCTATTTAATACTTTATATAATTCATTATTAAGTAATACTATTTTATTTATCATTGTATATTTTCCTTTTTAATTTAATGGTTTCTATTTAATAATCTAGGTTAACCTAGATTATTTTTATTGTGGCATTGTAGGAACTTGTGGTGCCTGCGGAACTACTGGAGTACTTGGTATGCTAGGAGCTTGTGGTACTTCTGGTGAAGTTGGAACTGTTGGTACTACTGGAGTATTAGTTGCAGGTACTTGTGGTGTAAGAGGAGCATTTGGAGCCTCTACCGCTGGATTTGGAACTGCAGTTGCTGGTTCTGTTGGTTGACCAGGTTGTAGTTCTGGAGTAGCAGCTGGAGCTGATTCCGCACCTGGAAGTACTAAAGAAGAAACCATTAATTGATATTCAGTATTTCCATTCCATGTATTTTCTTTGAATTCTCCATCCATTGAAATTGACTTACCTTTTAGATTTTGTGGATCAAAGGCTTTTAAAGCTGCTACTGAAGCATCATCGAATAATAAGAATTTGTAAGATTGATTTGCGCCATTTGCATCTGGTAGTTGAATATAACCTGTTGCGTAATCTTTATTTTTCTTGCTTAAGTTAACGTATGCTGCTGTAATTGTTCCTGTGTAAGTTTGTGTATTTGCCATTTTTTTATTTCCTTTTAAATGTATATATTTTGTGATTTTTATCACAACCTTAATTGGTATCGACCAAGTTCTTTCTGTATCTAATATATCTTTTCTATAGTATCTGGAACTCTATATCCAGTTATGTAGCAGTTTCTATCTTTCCAAAAACATTTAATTCTGTTTCGGAAGTAAATATTAGATTCAGGGCAGTGTTTTGAGAAGAGATACTAATTGGACAAATTTTTCCAAAACCACTTGGATTATTTTCTGTCCAAGATTTTGGTAATCTACCATCTCTAATAATACTAATTGCTTGCGATACCTTATGAATTAAGGGAGCCGGAAATGGAAGGCTTAAGTCGTATAAATTTCCTCTATGTAAGTTCTTATTAAAACCAGTAGTCATAATACTTAACTCATTCATAGTTGGTAAAAAGTTCTGGTTATTTTTATCAATAATACCATACAATAATCTTAAATAAATTTCAAATATTGGTCTTATTAAATATTCGAGTAGTACTACTCTTCTATTTTTTAAGTCCGCCATATTAATTTCTATTTTCTCTTCATTAATAACTATAATCTTTTTAAAGATATCCGATAAAGTATTAGTCTCGAAAAAATTATTGAACATATCTCGATAATATTCTAATAATAATTGTTCATCTAAAAACTTAGCTACATCCATCTCTTCAAAGAATTCCACCTTATGAAAATTGAAAAATTTAATAAACTTTTTAAATTCCTCTTTTGTAAATCCAGGTTTTTTAATATATTTTAATTTTATTAATTCCTCAATATACTGTGGATCTTTATCAAAAAATATTTTTAAGAATAAATCTAATTCCATAGACTTACCTTTAAATTGAATTGTTCCAGCTATGAAATCAAAGGTAAAGTTAAATACTGCATTAACATTTGCAAATATTTTATTTTTTCCTTCTTCTGGTAAATAGATTCTATCTATCGGAGCCTTCTCTAAGAATAATAAAGGAACATAAACCATATTATTTAAAATATAGTAATTGTCTTGGACTAATTTTGGTACTAAAAAGGTTATAGTATTTTTATAATCCTTATAACCTTGATTAACTATAACCTTATCATAATAAGAAGTATTTAGATTTAGATAAGTAGGATTCATAGTTTCGTATGAAATATCAAAAGTATATTCTGGATCTAATTTCTTAATCCTCTTAAACATATCTTCTAATATAAATTCTAATTTCTCAGCGTCGGCTTTTCTAAAATCTTTTACCAGCATATTTCCTGGAGCCATTTCTTTTTGCTTGTCGAATTTAATTAAATTCATTTACTTCCTTTATTTTACAAGTACTTGGATACTCTAATACACCCTTTTCTTTATTAATAAATTTAATATCTAAACCATTATTCGTTATAATTTCCCAACCAGTTTTTTTAGATACTATGAAAATATTACAATATAAGGTTTTATTATTTTTAAAATTTTGTTGATTATAAGATACTATTTTATTATAATCGCTGTTCTGTTTAGCTATAAAAAAACTAAAAATACTAATAGTTAAAAATAGTATAAAACCAAAAATAATATTATTTCTTTTTTCTAATTTTTTTAACTTTTCTTCCTCCTCAGAATAATCTTCAACTATTCTTTCTCTATTAGCCGATTTAATTAGCTCTTTTAATTCTTTTTTATCTTCTAAATTCATTTACTTCCTTTTCTTTGTGCTACATAAATAATACATAATAACTCACAAAATAAATATAGTAAAATAAAGTAGCAAATGCTACTTTATCTGCTTCTGTTTTAAAATGTTTCGTTAATGTTCTATCAGAATATAATAATAGTAGAATAATATATAATATAAATAATATAAAAATACTGATAATAAAACCAGTTATTTGTAATAATCCACTTACTATTACTAATAAAAATAATAGTACTATATAAATATTATGAAATACTTTAATTAAAACTTTAAATAATTTCATTCCCATATCGTAAATATACTAACATATTCTACTATTCCCATTAAAATTAGTAGGCATATACATTCTATTGGACTAATGTCATTTAAATAATGATTTTCATTCATGAATAGAGCCATAAAGAAGAAAGTTATTATTCCAAATGCGACTATTCCTATTGTTGATTGAAAATACATACCGAAGATATCTCCGGTTAAGAACGCTTCCATTAGTAGTAGATATCTAAGATATCATTATACATATGAGTAGTTCCTTCGCTAAATTTTGCTTTATAAACATTTGAAATAGCTCTATTACTAAAGTTATAAAATATTGATAATTTAGGATCTAACTGCTCAATTACATTTTTCAATGCTACCTGTTTAACTATCTCTTTATCACTATATCTAATTAATAATCCATCTTCATCATAGAATAATAATGATAAAATCATTTCAAAATAAATACTAAGAATATTATTTTGAGTAATTACTTCTACTAGATTACCATAAATATCGTTAATACTTCTAAGAGCATCATCTTTTCTATTTTTATCAATTAAAGAAACAATTCCATTTAGAATCTTAACAGAATCATCATTAAATGGTAATTCATTTACAGTAATAGTTAATACTTCTTTATTATTTTCTTTATCTTCATGTGTATCTAAAGTAATATGTTCTTCATTTGGATATTTCTTAGCTAAATAACCTTTGATATAATCTATATCTTCCGGTGCTCCAACTATTGAGTCTCCACCTACTACAGTTGATCTCATAAATATTTTAGATATTTCTCTATCTTCCTCAGTAATAAAAGCTCCACCAAAGTGATGCGTTCTAAGAACAGATTGAATAATACCTTCCGCAATATAAGAACCAAGACTAGCTCCAACATGTTTACTTGTTGGTTGTTTACTACCAAAACATTTTTTACAAATACCAAAACCATGAGTCTTACATCTAATAGGAGATCTTAATTTAATATCAGTTCCTATTAATTCAGTTTCTGTTCCAGTTAATTCTCTTTCTTCTGTTCCAGCATCATACCATCTATATTTTAAAGACATTAGATGATCTTTATCTAAAATAGTAAATTTCTCATAACTTTTATTTTCATGAGATATATCTTCTTGACAATCTTCGATATCAATTCTAAAATTTAAAATACCAGTACTAAAGAAGAATTTTCTTTGTAGTTCTCCACCCTTTGGAATAGCATCCTGTCTTTGCATTAATGCTAGTCTAGCTGAATCTCCAGTACCAAAGTACTCTTCTTGAGTTAATCCATCAAGTAATGAATTTTCTATATTTCTAGGAAAAGCCTTTCCATAAATATCTGTTGGAATACCTGTATTACTAGCTGCTTTAAGTAACTGAACTGATTTCAGTCTAGCTCCAGAATCATAAACCTTATCTAGAATATTTTCTTTATCTTTTTCAACCTCTGGTCTAATAAAGTTTTCGAAAAGAACTAGATTTTGATGGAAAGCTAAATATGGTTCTACTTGAATCATATTCTTTTTGTATTCCTCAATAGCATCGCTTCGTACACTAAAATCATCTAATTTAAAACTTGGATTACAGCTACTAATAACTGTTCCTACTTCTAAAAATAATTTATTTAACTCATGAACCCAATTATAAAATTGATTTTTATCTTTAGTGAATTCGATCTTTTTCCAAAAATCATAAGTCATTTTCATAAGATTCTTTTTATTTAAAGCTACTCTATTTGTATAATAAACTTTAAATTTATCATCAATATGAACTTCTTCATTATGAACTTCCTGATTTTCATCCCATTCAGTATCATTTAAACTTCTATTAATTAACCATTCAGTTAAATGAAGACCATCCTCGTTACCTTGAATAGGAAGTTGTTCTATATTAATAATTAATTTACCAGCTGAGATATCTTCGATATTAATATATTTTTCTCTTAACTCTGCAAAATCTTTTACAGTTACCTTTGTACATTCATTATTTTCAATATTATCTAACATAATTTTTGTATACATATAAGAAGCATAAATACTCTCATGTTCATAACTGAACAGTAAAGAATCTCTATGTTCGAATTCCACTAAATTATTTACGAAATGATCGTGGAAATCTTCTCTTGCTTGTTTTGAATGAAGTGCGACAGAAATCATAGTATCACCATCATAATCATGGTTCGTAAATTGAGAAACATTACTAGATATTTCTTTTACTCTATTTCTTTTTATTTGCAATCTTTATCCTTTTTATTTGGCTTTAGCCTTTTCCATTTTAATTCTTTTTAAAAGAACATCTTTTATTCTATTTATATCTGTTGTTTTTTTAGTAGCCAATTCTTTTTTCTCAGCTGAAACTTTATCTGGATGCCATACTTTTAATAATAATTTCCATTTATCCTTAACCTCTCTTTCGGTGTAAGGATAGTCTAAATTAAACAATTTTTCTCCTTGTTTAATTTCTTCTATTATATTACCAGTATCCGTTTTTTTATATAGTTCCTCGATATGTTTTTTAAATATCCAATTAGCCATATGATTATAACGGAGTTTTTTATATTTATCTCTAAATAAATCTTTATGTAAATAAATATATTCTACATCATGACCTAAGTCAGTTTCTTCTTTAATTACTGATGCTACCGTTTTAGCTGAAATTATTATTTGAATAAATAACCCAGCTAAAAATCCCCATACATATAACATTACCGTAGTAAAAAAATAAGTTAGTACTGCAAGAAAAAGAATAAGTTTAATATTATCACTAGAATACTTTATTATTTTTTTTAACATTTCAATTCCTTTAAATTGCTTTAATTGTTACCTTAGTTAAATGAGAAGTCCATTCGTCTGGAATGTTGAATAATTCTCTTCCTTTTTTAGTAATGTCAACATGATTATAATCAACGTAACCTAGATGAGCCTGACCATTATGTCCAAAAATATCAAAGATTTTATCTTCACCAATATATAAATTTTTATTTTTTAATTCTATATTGGCTTGAAAATCTCTTAATTTTGGCTCCCCATTAATGGTCTGAGTAATATAAATATTACTCTTTCCATAATTAATTATCATCTATCTTTCCAGCTTTAGTAGGTAATATTAATTCTTCTTCTGGATGATTATCATGAAAATTATTTAATTGATATAATGGATCTTCTAAAAATTCTTTCGGATATAACCCATTTCTAAACGCATGAGCATTATTTCTTTTTATGATTTTTAAAAAAGCTTTTTCTTCTTTTTTATTTCTAACCGCTACTAATAGACCATTCCCACCATTTAAAGATTCTTTATCCCAAGCTAAAAAATATTGTTTAAATAGTTTATCACCATCTATAGAAAACCATTTTTTACCATTTTTAATTTCGCCATCTGATACTATAGAATCCGGTTTAACTTTAACATTATTTTTTGATTGATTAACTTTTTTAGGAGTTCTTTCTTGTTTAATATCTATACAGCCTGTTAAAATTTCTTGAGTAATTAATTCAATTTTATCCTGCTCTCCATTTGAAATTAACTCTTCTGTCGTACTTTCGATAGTATCTTTAATTAATTCAATTTCTAAGTCAGAAAAACCTAAATTTTTTAAATGTTTAACTTTTATTTTTTTTGCCATTGTATTTCCTTTTTTATTTTTAAGTTCTTTTGCTAGTGCTTTTTTTGGTAGAGTTCTATGTTCTTCTTCTGTTTTAGCTTTTAATAAATTAGCATAATTTTGACCAATTTGAGGAATTTTTAAATGTCTTTGAACATCTTCTCTTGATAATAATTTCTTAATGAAATATTTAGCTGCTTTAACATCTTCGCCTTTTTTAGCTTCTATAATAATATTTAAAAAGCTATCTAAACCTTCTTTAATATTTGCTAAATCTCCATCTACTAATGTCATTAAAAACGATAATCTATACTTTAATTTTTCTACTTTTTTCATGTTATATTTCCTCAGCTTCTAAAGCTTGTATTTTTGTGTTGTAAATTTTTCTTACGGCCATTTTCATATTATTTAAATAAATTTTGGAAAAAGCAGAACCTTTCTCTTGTAACGCTCTGACATAATCAGGTGCTTCATTCATTGCTTCGAAATAATATTTTCTGTATTCATCCGGAATACCTATTTCTGTAAACTCAGGTATTTGATAAATATCATCCTCTGAATCCCCGTAGCTTCGAGCTATAGAATAACAACTACTACTAAACTTCCATAAGTTAGGTTGTCTTTCAGTAAGTACCCTAAAATCTTTCATTTTCTTTTCTAAGAAGTTTTTAAAATCTTCATCAGGTAAAGTAATTTCAAAATTATTATTGAACCTATCATAGATATATTGGATATATTCCACCACGTCAAAACTATTTTGAGAACCATCCTCATCAATAATACTAATCTCTTTATCTTCATATTCTACGAATAAATATCTTAGTAATTCTGGTAAAAATATTTTCTTAATACTTTCTTCTGGTAAACCTAATTGATATGGTTTTAAAACTGGATTTGGAATAATAACAGCTCTCTGACTAAATTCTACTGTTTTTCCAGTTAAAGATTCTCTTACATAATTATCTTTCTTTTGAAAATTAAATTGTAATATTTCGTGATATACATCATCAATACTTTGCTGATACTTATAAACAGTATTACCAAAAAAATCAGAATTTGTATTATAAAGATTATCAAGAACAGAAGTCCCTTTGGAAATATTTTTAAGTATTTCAATATAAGCCTTTGTAATTGGATGTGGTAAAATCTTAGTATTACTAATTTTTACTACCTGTCTACTATTTGGAGGAGTTACTAAAATATAATTTAAGAAAACATATTTTAAATAATCTTCTTTAATACTACCAGTTAAATGATGTCGGTACTTCCATTCTACTGGAATTCCTTCCTCAGGTGGTTTTGCCATTAAATCATGCAATAAAAAAAACAAGTCCTTTAAGGAATTAATATCAAAAACTGGATGATCAATAAAATCTTTATCACCTTCCGCTATTTTAGTACTTTTGATTAACTTATATTTCTTAAGATGGAAATAATAAGGTGCTTCTTTATTACTATTATATGCATGTTTTGATAAAATATTTTTAATACTATTATGACCGAAAATATCTTGTAAAGCATTCTTAAAATCGGGGTTTACTATAAAGATACCAGCGGGTAACATTATTTTAGCGAATTGAATATTTCTAGATTCATTCTTAGAACATTTTACATTACAGTTTGTACATACTTTACTAGCATTTATTTTGCCAAATACTTTTCCACACTGACATTTATATATCTTTTCTGGGCCAAAAATTTGCTCCGAATAGAGCCCATCTTTAGTAAAAGTATCATGTTTGTTACTTGTAAAAATACTTGGGTTAGTGATTTCTTCTAAATCGTCGACACCAGCGTATTCCTTAAAATTAAGTACTATCATGTAATATTTCTCCCATTTTCATAATCGGGGCTATCTAATTCATGTTCTACTACCGAACATGTATTTCTATGATTTGGTAAATTACCATCTCTTTCTTTAGCGCAAGTTATTGCGTGGTCCTCAACTGTGAATGAATCAACTATATTTCTATAACCTAAATCCGAATCAATTACGGTGTATATTGTCATCTTAACCCTTTGTATTTTTTAATATCGCGATATTATTATATGATATATTGTCTAGATCCCGAATTAAATTTATTGTTTTACCAATATGAAATCCACCCATTGGAACCATTCTTATTATTTTGTCGTTCTCAGTAAATCTAGGCTTTTGCTTTTTTATAGCAACTTTCTTTTTTTTACGAGCCATATTTTGTCCTTTCATATGTACTATATTTTATCTATTATAACTAAGAATAGTCAAGGCTATACTCCAGTTAATTTAATAGCTTATTTCTAAACTAAACCCATTTTTTTTATTAACTTTTTTTATAATCTTTTCTGTAATAATACACCATCTATTATGTATAATTACACTATTATATCCAAAGTTAGCGGCTTCCCCAGTTAGTACTAATTTATTTTTAACTACTCCATTTGCAGTAGTACATAATTGGAATTCATTTTCTAAAAAAGTTTTATTTGCAAGTAACTTTATTATATCTCTTTTTATAATCTTTTTCTTTCCATCATCCCCTAGTAGGACAATTGCTTTACTATGACTATGAAAAGTATTTTCTGATTCGAACCATTCTAGGGACTTAATTATGTATGATTTCATCTAGAATAAATCCGCCTCTTCTATTAATTTTACGAAGGGTTCTTTCTGGAATAATTAAAATATCGTACCAACTCTTATAAAATGTTCTAGTGACCTCTTCTACTTGAATACCATTGTATTCTTTCATAAATTTTACTCTGAGGTCGCCATTTTTTAATATAGTCCATATATTATCTGATTCTTTAATTATTTTATTACAAAAAGGAATCATATCCCTATTAAAAGATTTAATTCCTGTAGTATATCCATATGAATTTGTAATTGGACATCTCCAACTATAAGAATCGGATGATGTTTTATTTTTACGAAACCAAGCTTCTGATTTTATTTTATATACCTTCATTTAAAATAAAACCTCCTTTAATTTTTTTAGTTTTAAGAGTTGTTACTGGAAATTCAATTTCATCATACCACCCCTCATAAAAATACCAATGATCTTTTGAATTAGATAGATTATTATCTTTTATAATTAATGTACTTTTTCCTCTTCTGCTTAAATCCGGATCATGTTTATGAAATATCTTATCGCAAAAATCTAACATTAATTCATTAAATTTCTCCTTATATAAATTAGACCCAGAACCTTCTACTGGACATTCCCAAGTTTTAAAATGTTTACCCCTAGTAAAGCTAAGAAACCATTCCTTTGATTTGATTTTATAAGCTTTCATTTTAGATACACCCACCACAGGAACCACTTCTCCAATCTCTCTGTTCTATACCTAGTATTAATAATTTAGTACTTTCTTCTGTTAAAGTAAATCCATTTAATTCTAATAGTTCGACTATCTTTTTAAATTTATCACTTAATAAAAAGTCTTGTTCTGTTATACCATCATGATAATTATTCCAGTGTTCCTCGTAGTTATCTCCAAATTCCCAAGCACTATAAGTACCAGAAATTCCAAGATGTTCTGTCATCCAATGTCCATACTCATACTTATCTATAGGTTTTCCATACTTATCACATTCACTTGGTAAATAGTTTCCATTTACTTTAAATACCCAATGACCAGAACATAAATTTGGATAGCCTCCAGTCCAATTTACATTAATAATATCAATTGGTATTAACTTCGGCTTTGCTTCTACTGTTAAAGTAGGATCTATCGTATAATCTATATTTGATAATCTCTCATTAATATTCATTATTGTTCCTTTTAACTAACCTCGTATTTGTCATAAAATTTTTGAAAAGCCGACTCTATATTTTTATAAGAATGTCGTACAAATAAAAAAATTATACCTAATAAATAAATTCCATCAAAAAAGTATTCTTTATGTTCTAGTGAAAATAAAATTTCAATACCATAAACCATAAAAGAAAATAAAATTAAAGCTACAAAATAAACTAACCATAAATTAGATATAGTCTGATTAATAATTTTCCATCTTGTATTATTTTCAATCTCTTTCGTTATTTTATACTTACCAGTTTCTTCATTTTTTTCTATATTATATTGATGTTCTAATACATCTGTTCTCATAATATTTCCTTATTTTCCTGTATTGATTAAGTATTTTAATGCATGACTAACATGCTTGCAATGTTTTTTATTGCAATTCGGATTTGTACTTGTTGGAGCTTCGTCTAAAAATCCTTCTGGGATTAATAACGACCCTGCTAGTTTTAAACAATAAGCTCGACGAAAAATAAAATCATGACAAGAACAATAAACTTGTACTTCAGTATTAGGTTCTATTTTGGCAACCCCATTTCTTCCTCTAATTTTTACCGTGTAAATTTGAGGACCACCATATTTATTTTTTAAAGTAGTATTTTTACTTCTAAGTACTAACTGTTTAGTTTGACCATTATGCTCGTTAGTTTTATATAAGTTAGTAACTCTAATATCTTCTGTATTACCATCCATTAATTCATGTGCTCGTAACATTTTTATCCTTTTTAATTTAATTTAATTTTGATTTAGCTAAGAACTAGCTCACTATAGCCAGCTATCTGTAGCTAGCTATCTTAATATTTTTAATTCCATTATGTTAATTATTTTTCTAGCCTCATAATTATGTAATCTTCCATCAAAAAAATCTTCTTCTGTTATATTTTGGGAAGTACAATAAGGTAAATAATTTAAGTTTATAGAAGGATTAATTTTTATTCTTTCCTTATTTCTTTTTACTAAATAACCATCTTGTACAATAACCAATGTTTTTGCAGACATTCTTTTTTTAAATAATCTATCTCCTTGACCCATAACGATATTTGAATTGTGATTTTTAGGCAAGATTAATTCATATATATCATCTCGTAATTGGTAAATTTTTACCCCTTTTTCTTCCGGAGTAAAAAAACTAATAGAACCTTTATTTTTTTTCATACTTAAAGAATTATCTTTTTCTTTATCATCTAATGGTGGGATATCTCTTTGATTCATTTCTAAAGTTTCTGTAATACATAAATTATCTAATTCAGCGTTAACTCTTGTTTCTATAGCTAAAGATTTTCGACGTATTCTTCTTAAGTAATCGTCCATCACTGTATTTTGTCCATTATATGGATTAATAGATAATGGGATTCTATTAATTGCTCCATACACATCATTTCTAGAAGAAACTGATCGCGGATATGGAGAGGCACCTGATGATGGAACTGGAGGTGCAGGTGGTGGATGTGGAATCGATCCAAATAAATTACCTTCTTGACCACTTTGTATTATTTGATTCCTTTCTAGTCTTAACTGCCTTATATGTTCTTCTTTTTCTAGTCTTAATTGCCTTATATGTTCTTCTCTTCTTCTTTCTAAAGCCAATTTTTTAGCACGTTCGTGTCTATTAATACTTTGATCCATAAGATTAATCCTCTTTATTTTTAAATAACTCCTTAATTGCTATCGGAGCAAAGTTTGTATTTTCTATACTACAATTTCTAAAATTCCACCAACCAGCTTCAGGATGATCTTTATCCTCTTGAACTATTCTACTATGAGTATGTCCATGAATATTATCAGATATTCCAAAATCTGGAGCCATTCCAAGTAAAGTTTCTATTCTAGGTTGAATAACATTATTTGGATTTTTAGTACGCTTAGTCCATTTCTCTTCTGTAATAGTAGCGGGATAATGACTAAATAAAATATTTTTCATATCTCCATTTACTTTTATCTGAAGATTCAATGAACTAAAAAGTTCGTCCTTACTTGCCGCAATTTCTAATCTAGAAGATGTTTCCCATTTATTCAATAATCTATAACTACCCCGAACTACGTGTTCGCAATCTTTATAAACATGATCCCCTTTTCTATCATGATTCCCAAGAATCATGATAATTCTTCCATTTAATCTTGGAAGAATTTCCTGGATACCTTTCCAAGCAAAATCACCTAAACATAAAACTAGTTCGTCTGGTTGAACTTCAGTATTCCATCTATGAATTAACCATTCATTATGAATATCAGTAAGTCCTTTCATCTGTTCTTTTTTTTCTGGAAGTAGTTTTAATGTTTCTGGAATGAACCAATCATTCATATTTACTTCTTCCTTTAAAAAACCATCTTCTACCATCTGTTCCATTCTACATGATTCAAATCTTAAAATACCATCATGATTAAAATGTGGATCCGAACACACTTTTGTATTTTCATCTATTTCTGAAAATAAATGATATAATTTATTTTTAAACATTTTTATCCTTTTTTAATTTCTTTTATGACATATTTTATATGTTCTATTGGATGTAAAGTATAATATATCTGTCGAATAAAAAAAGATTTATAATTAAAGTTTTTTATATAATTATAGATATTCATTAAGAATTCCCCAATCCAGTACTTTTGTCTTTATTATCAAATTCAAAGTTCTTCCTCCTTATAATCTTCATGTAATTCCATAATTATTCTTTGAGTCGATTCATTAAGTTTATTAATATCGAACCATTCTCCTGGATATTTAGTATTAGTAAAACCATCCCATATTAATAATTGAATCCTATTTTTATTATGCTTGTCAAAATTAACCATAAGCATACCCTCTTTTTTTGGTAGATATTCTCCAAAGAAAACTCTCTCAGAATAAACAGTAGCTAAGTCTATAGGGGCTTTTTCTATTACATTCATTCCGATAGCCATATCTACAGCCGCTTCATAAGAAGTTGATTGAGCTTTAATTATTTTCTTCTCTGCTATAAATTCTAAAAATTTTAATTCTTCTTGAGGATTACTCATTTTCTTTCTCCTATTTAATTTAACTTAGACTAAAGCTTCCTGCTTTTTTAGTCATGTTTAATTTAGTCGGACTAGCTTTCTTTTTTGCTAATTCGGCTAATCCAATTCCTTTATCTTCATATATCTGAGATATTCTATTATTCGAATCGATGGTCATCTTAGCATCCATACTATCCCACATATCATATAATTCTTGTTTTCTTTGTCTAGTCATAAGTATCCTTTAAAAATAAAACCATTTTTTTTATTCTCTTTTTTTAATGGGTTTCTATATTTTTTTAACTCAGTTCTATAAAATTCAGTATCTCCTTCATTTTTCCAAACAACAGACTCTAAATTTTTAATATATTTTTGAGAAACAGCTCCATCTTTTTCTAATTGTTCAATTAACTCGATTATCTCAATGGCCTCTTCCATTTTAAGAGTCCCTTTATTTAATATAAAATCTTTATATTCGTCTAGTTTTTTAAAAATTATACTTAATTGTCCAAATGATAAACGTGTGTCCATACTTTTTCCTTAATAAGTAATCTCCTTTAAAATAAAAATTAACCAAACAAAAAATGATCCCGCACCACCTTTCAAGCAGTTAAGCTATTCATTAATGATAGTCCAGACCCTTACCTTAATCCTAGTACCTTGTGGGTAAGCTAGTTTCTTGTCCTGATTGAATCTCCATTATTGAATACCATAACTCTATCGAGATAGCCGGTAATCCGAATGTCGTGAAGTCTTTCATTCACAATATTCTTTTATTCGATTATAATATATCTATACTTTAGCTATGTTATTTTAAAGTTAATTTAAGCTTTTTTTTGCGAATATAACAACTGTTCTAATAAAAAAAGAGACGTTTCCGTACTTCTTAAAGCTCCAGGAATATCACTAAATTCATTAATAATTAAAGATTTAGCTACATCTAGACTTTCGCCTAACCAGTTAGTACCTCTCCAATTTCGTCTATCAAAAATTTTATCGTCGTTAACAGCCAGTCCAATTCCCCAAATTCTATCATAAGGACTAGCTTCTACAAAGAATCTATCTTTATGTTCTAATATTTGAGGTCTTAATTTATCGTTATTGAACTTAAGATAATTTCCAAGAATTACAACAGGCATTGCAATTTTTTCCCACTTTTCTTTATTAAAATTCTTAACTTGTCTTCCAAACGCTTTAACTGCTTTTGGACTTCTTTCTTTAAGAATTTTTTCCATCATCTCTTTATCATCAAAACATTTAGCTTTATGGTACATCATAAAGTGTTCTGCGGTAAAGAAATTATTTCCTTCCCTATCTCTAAAAGGAGCATCTCCCCATTGAGAGAATATACTACCATAAAAAAATACATGTGTGTCTGTAATTACCATTTAGTCTTCCTTTTCTTTTATTGCTTTTATCTCAGAATTAAGATTTTTTAATTCTAACATTCTTTCTTCTATTTCTTCATTAAGCTCTAATAGAACTTGAGAAGATTTCTGTAACTGTTTAGATACTTCTTCTACAGAAGCGTGTTGATTTTCTGGATTATCGACCTCTTCTGTTAATCCAAATTCATGAACTTCTTTTAATTCAGACCCCTCTAACATATTAGAATTAATTTGATCCTCTTCTTTTAATTCAATACCTTTTACTTTATGAACTACCATTTGAAAAGCCCCAATTAAATTAATGAATTCCTCTACTGAGTAATCGAACCGTTTTCCATCTAGAGTTCCACCAAACTTAGTTTTATCATTAGACATATATACTTCTATATTCATTTTATTATTCTCCTAAACCTATTATTTTTGATTGACCACTTATCGAAGTCTGATTACTTCTTGTTTCGGAATTATTAGCCATTATATTACTTTGACCACTTGTTGATAACCCATTGTTTTCTATATTACAATTATTAAATAATATAGCACTTTGTCCTGATGAATCTAGTCTAGTAAACTTAACAAGACTATCCGAGATAGTAATATTACTTTGTCCAGATGTTCTAACAGTACAATGAGTTATCTTTCTATTTTTTATATCAATTTTACTTTGACCTTGGGCTCTAATTTTACCAATAATGATATCAGTATCTTTTAGATAATATGTTTTTGATTTATTCATATCCATATTATTAACAACAGAACCATTATTTATAGTAACCCCATTAATAGTAATTGTCGAATTTATATTATTATCTCCAATTATTTGAGTAATATTATAAGCTTCTGGATTCTCGGCTTCCTCAACATCTAATTCCAAAGATAAAACTTGTTCTTTTACTCTTGGAATATAAGGCCCAAATACTTTTAACTCTCTTACATTTAATTCTATATGACAACCCGATCCAATATTAATACTAACGAATTCGTCTAAAGTATTATTTGATTTAGCTACCTTTTCATCTGAAGTTGAATTTAAAGCTTCTTGGATTTTTCCAGTTAAATTAAAATTCTTTTCTTGTCTATCTCTAAAACTCATTTTATTCCCCCTTTAAGTTTAAATATACGTTATACTTATAATTTTATAATCTTGATTTTTTATTTTTTTATCAAGATTAAATTTTTTTATGAATTTAGCTTCGGCTTCTTCAAACATATTTTCTCTATTTTTTATAAGTACTTCTATAACTTCTACTTCTCCAATTTTCCAAAGGGAAGATTTATCTTTAATATTATATTTAAAAATAAAATCTTCTAAATCTCCTTGATTTTTAGACATTGGTTGTAGTTTCGTACCATAAAATATCTTCCGCACCAAATTCTGGGTTAATCCCTTTATTTGGCTCGAATCCATATTTAGTACAAAGTGCTCTCATTGCATTGCTAGGATTTGGAACTAAGATACTGTATCCTAAAGATTCTATAGTTTTAAATAAATTCCAAGTATTTCCTTGTCTTGGGAATTTGCTTGTAATTAACGAGATAATAATATGTTTATTTTCATTTTCTTTTACTTCCGGTCTCCATAAATAACCATGAAATAACCCTTCTGTAAAACCTATTTTATTAGCAAAATCGTCCCCTAATGTTATCATTCCTTTTTCTTTACTACCTGGTACTTCTTCAAACTTTATTAAATTATCAAACATTATTTTTCCTTATTTTTATTGTACTATAATAACTATTCTATATTGCCAATTTCCCCAAATCTCTTCTAAAGAAACGTAAGGATAATCGCACCAATGACCATATTCATCTTCTTGTTTTTGAATTTCATATTCTAAACCATGTTCATCTACATAACTTTTAAACTCTTCTAATTTTTCTTTTTGTATAGAAGTCATTTTAAGATTCCGTCTTTTCTTGTACTTCCGATACATTGATATCAGTTACTTGGTAACAATCACTATCAGTCCATCTATCATATGATATATTAGCAATAGCAGTTCCACTAATAGAAACAGTACAAAATTGATTATCTTTTTCTACAGTAAATGTTTCCCACCAATTAACATTAGTACTATGATCCGTTTTATCTTCATCCGAATCAATAGGATTATATTTATAACCAGCTTTTGTAAAAACCATATTTAATTCAGCTTCGTCTAAATCAACATCATCTATAATTTTTTCAATATCAGCTTTTAACATTTAAGATTCCTTCTTTTCCTGTAATGTGTAATAACATAAGTATCCAAAAGCCAAACTTAAGAATACTCCTTGACCAAACCCCATATTTACCGGATGTATTAATCCTGAGAAAAATAAAGAACCACCCATAAAATTACTTAGGTTATGGGATTTTTTATAATCTGGAATTATTAAATTCATTTTTTTCCTTTATCTAATAACTAGCTCTCTATAGCCAGCTATCCTATTTTATTCGTCTATAACTTCACATTCATCTATATTTTCAGTATCCAATAAAGAATCAATAATTTTCTGTAAGTCTTCATTTGCTACAGTATCTCCAGTTTTTGAATGATATATAGCACAACTACCTTCTCCATCCTGACCATAAATTTCACACTCTTGCATCCATCCACAGATAGAATTCCAATCATATCCTAATGTTTCACCATGACTATTTATATCGCTTGAATCACATGTCCAATTTTGCTCTAATGCCATTTTATATCCTTTTTAATTTAATTTATTTTTATTTAGCTGGTAGCTAGCTATCTATAGCCAGCTACTCTATTTTTAATTCCAGTTATCTATAACTTTAGATAAATCATCTCTTAACTCTACTATAGAATCAATAGGAAGAACTCCTACTAAATCCATAATTTCGTAGCTAAGATCATCTATCTTTTCATCTAATTCTTCATTAGAAGAGTATTCTATAGTCATAACATCCTCTAATACCAAACACTTATCGTTTTCTTTTACTATAGGAAGAACTTTTATTACTCCCATTATAAACCTTTTCTTTTTCCTATCTCTAGAAAACATTTATTGATAGTACTCATTAAATGCAAGTTAGGGAATTTTTTAAGATCTATATCTTGATAGTTTTCATGAACAATATTCTTAACATCTAAATGAAAAGGACCTTCTTTGATTCTATCAAAAATAAAATCATAATCTAAAGTCATATCATTTTTAGTAACGTCTAAAATATTTTTATAGTATTGACCAAGAGTTGGATCATTCATAACGTTTGATAATAAAAGATTTATTTTTTCTGGAGTAAGTAATTCTACTGATTGAATTAAATAAGTAATTAATTCAAGTATGTACTCTTCATTGTTATTAGTACTTTTAAATTCTCCAATACCACCGAGAGTTTTAACTCCATTTACTTCACTTATATTAATCTCTAAATTGTTTACTAAATCTCTTAAACCTTTAGCAATATTTTTATAAGTAAATTCCCATACTTTTTCTTTATCATATTTAACTTCTTCTTTATCAAGAATACCTAAAAGATAAGCAAAAGCGGTTTCAGGTTGAATCTCTTTAAAATTTAATCTAAAATTAAATCTAGTTTTTAAAGCTTTATCTAATCCTTCGACTCTATTTGTATTAGCAATAAAAGTAGTATTATGTTGATACTTCTCCATAAGATCTACTTTTAACATTGTTTGAGCTTCTTTACTTAATTTATCAGCTTCTTCAATAAGTACGACTCTTTGATGACTTTTACCTTTACCTGGAACTAACCAAGCTTTTAATTCTTCGATATCATTAACACCTTTACCAACCATATGATAATCTTTAGGTTCTAATAAAAGCGCTGCTTTTAAGATATCCGCTAATGATGATTTACCAAAGCCACCAGGTCCATAATTTAATATATTTCCAGGTACATTTTTATTTTGAACCATACTTACAAATTTTTTCTTAATCTCTTCCGGAGACATTTCTTCTTCATTTAATATATTTGGAAAGATTAAATCATCCATTATTTTAGGTTGATGTTTTTTATACCAGGCTCTATTATCTACTTGCATTATTTTCCCTTTTAATTCTTTTTATAACTTTTAATATAGTATCTTGATTTTCTTGATAATCTAAATCATTTACTTCGCACGTTTTTATATAATATTGACTCTTATATAAAGTTAACTTTTCTTTTAGTACTACTAATAAATCTTTTGCTGATATTTTTTTAGATCTTTCTGTGTTGAAATAATCTAATTTCATTCTGGTAAAATTTTTATTAAAACCATAAATATTAAAGTTATATAAACTTTTTCTTTTATCTGTTTTCTTTAGCATATATATATTATATAGACGCCCATCTTCACCGTTATTAATATAAAAAGTTACCTCCGGATAATTGATTTTATTTTCTTCGCTTTTGTCAGAATCCATTTTTTCCCCTTTCTCCATAATAAAGTTAATGGTAAAAAATACAATTTAGTACTAAAAATAATTTGGGCTTTAGTTACTTCCCAAGTAATTTTTGATTCTGGGTTATAACGTCTTACGAATCGACCATACTTACTTTGATCACCATCTTTTATTAACCATTTATAAATTTTTAGAATATTTTCTTTTATTTTCATGTATCGAATCCCCCAAAAAAATCAACTATATTGTCTTCATACCCATATTTTTTAATTAAAAAAGTCATAGCTAATGTATAGTCTTCATAATCATCTCCAATATTTTTTGTATCAAACCCAAAGATATTAGCTATTAATGGTAATACATGCCATAAATCCCAAGAACTATTTCTACAATAAATTAAAAAATCTTTCGGTTCTTTTAATTCTTTAATAGTATCTATTTCTTTTCGATCCATTTTTTCCTTAAAAAATTTCTGTTTTCTCTTATACTCATTTATAAAAAAGTTTATATGAACACTAACTGATTTATCTATATCAATATCCTTATTATAAATACAACCAGTTTTTTTATCAACTACCATTTTTAAAAAAGATTCTAGTGTAGGATACTTATTTAATAATTCAGGAACTTCCTCTTCCAATCTACTATATTGATAGCTATCCAAAGAAGATAACCGAATTTCATTATTTATCATTTTTTCCCCTTATTTTTCTTAATTAATTTTCTAATACATTTAGCATTTTTTAAAGTACCTTTATTGATAATACTCTTCGCAAATATTTCCTCATTAATTACTTTTAAGAATCTATATTTATATAACTCTATTGTCTTTGGAATAGAGATTTTTTTATCATCTTTAATAAAAAAACCACGCAATAAAAAAGTTCTTATATTTAATAAATGTTTTAAAGACAAAGAACTTATTTTTTTAACTTTTCTTTTTCCATCTATCCAACATTTATTTTGGCATGCGACTGATACTAAAATTAATGGATACCTAGAACCCTCTCCTAACTTTATAAAGTTAGGAGAGATAATTTTTTCTTGTTCTAATATCATATTACCTCTTTTATAATTTAGATATTCTATCCTGATAAGATCTATTTTTAGCTAGAAAATAATCCGCTATTATTTGAAAGTTAATTATTTTTTTAACTTTTACTTCTTCATCTTCCTCGATATTATCTATTAAAGTATCTCTTAATTTATTTATATAAATATATAAATCATTACAGAATAAATATTGTTTTATATATACTTCTCTTAACGTTCCAGTACTTAAACAATTATTATGAAACTCCCGTTTTATAAAAGAATCGATTTTATTTTCAATAGTATTACTATTAATACCTGCTCGCTTTATATTAATAATACTATCTAGTAATAATAAGTGACTACCGTCTAAATTTCTTGAAGAATGTTCCATTATTAACCCTTTATAAGTCTAATTTTTTTTCAGCAGTATCTCTTAGAATACAACTACCACATTTACCACACTTTTCTCCATTTATCGGATAGTAACAACTAAACGATAATTCTAATAATTTTTCTAAAGTACTTTCTCTGAATTCATTTTTGAAATCTTTAAGAGTATTAGTCTTAGTGCGATTCATATAAGGAGAAATAATTTGAGTATTTTGATAAAACTTACCACCAGCATTTAACATCTGTTCAGTACATTCAACCCACTTACTATTATTATCTCCAAATACCATTCCTTCCGAAAGATTTAAACCAAGTACGATAATATTATTATCTCCTCGTTTTCCTTCTTTCTGCATAGTAGCATTTAAAGCCATACAAAATAAAGTATTTCTATATGGAACATAAGATATATTTTCTTCTGTTTCTCTAGCATCTCCAACCGCATCTTTGTCAGCTATTTTTAAATAATCTCCAGAAATATTAGAAAATCCTTTGATCATATCACTAGCTTCTACCACTCTTAATTCTATAGATAATTCTGGAAACTTCCCTATATAAAAACCAAGTAATCTTTGACAAGCTTCTATTTCCACTTTACTAGCATTAGTACCATAATCAAAATAAGTTAAAATAACTTTTTGCTTCCCAATATCTTTATTATCCAAAGATCTATTTGATCTACTTTCTAATTTAGCCAGAATATAATAAGCACTCATGCTTATATCCATACCAGCACTAAAAGCAATATTTACAGTATCAATTCTCTTTCTAGTACTACTTGTAATTACTTGATTCTTTTCATTATCAAAATTAGAACATTGTTTTACTTGAACTTCATTTACTTCTTTTTCCCAAAGACCCATACCTTTATCATAAGCTTTTATACCATCAGTTGGATAATCCATATCAAATACAAAATATGTAAATAGACCTTCTAGATTATCTATTTCTGATTCATTAATATATTTAAATAATTCAGTATCCACTGAAATATCTATACCATTTGGAAACTTTTTAGAACGATTATTTAATTCCCTAATATTATTAAGTACCTCTTTATCATTACTAATAGTACCATGAACCCAATAATATTGAGCCATTCCTTTATTCCAATATGGTGGAATTAATACATTGTTTGCTTCCTCCTCTGGAATTTGTCTACTAAACCATACCATAGTAATACCTTCATCTGGATGATGAATATTTATAAAATCCTTTAATATAGAAACATCTTGAATAAAGGTTTCTTCATCTTTTGATCTAATAATTAATGGTTCATGTTCAGCCATTTCTCCAACTACAAATAAACTGTACTCATCCGATCCTTTAACATTTAAAGTATCTATCGTACTAGCTATATTTCCGGATAAAGATGCTCTTAAAGCATCATCTTGATTTTTATAATATTTACTTACTATTTGACACATTACATTTTTTCCTTATCTTGTTTATATTTTTTTATTAATCTCTTTGTCATATTTGGAGAAACATTATTATTTCTACAATAATACCTTATATTTTCTTCCTGTATATTAAATTTTCCAGATAGAATTTCTATATGAGTATCCATTCTTACTTTAGAATATGAACGGGGCATAATTGACCTTTTTTAATTTAATTTTTCTTTATAATAAAAAAAATAAAAGCCGAAGCTTTTATTTTTAACTTAAGCTATTTACCAGCTTTAACTTTTTTCATTTCGTCTTCTTCGATGTACTCAAATTCATCCCAACCTAAGTTTTCTTCATCTTCCATAAATTGAGCAGCGCCTTCCCAACCAAGTAAATCACTTTCCTCAGCTAAATCTGGAGCAGCATCTGCAATACAAGTCGCTAGCATTCTCATACCTTGATTCTTGATTACATCTTTACTTCTTTTACTAATCTTTTTAGAAGCTTTACCAATAAGTAATGCTCTCGAAGAGATTGTTGGAATATTAATTAACTTTCCATTCACTTTATATGAAACCACTGCTGGTTCAAAGAATGGTGCTCTCATAGCGATAGCTGCATGATTCATTTCAACTAGCATATATTTACCACTATTTAAAATCTTTTGAGCATCAGCAAATGGTGAACTACCAACTAACATAATAGGTTTACCGGAATTGATCATACTTCCAACATCAGCCATAACTTTTAATCTAAAATTTAAACCTAATTTATTACTTAAAGCTTTTGCAACTACACTTGAACCAGAGTTACTTACGATTATCTGATCTTTTAATGTATTGATATCTAAAGTTACTGGTTGAACATTTCCAATTGCATTATTAAATTTATCTCCTAGCATTGAGAACATATCAGCATCTGGATTTTCTGGTTTATATCCAAATGGAATAAATATATTTACTGGCTCTTTATCTAAGTAAGCAATTACTTTCAATTTTTTATCGTTGATTTTTGAATTCTCAGAAGCTAAAACCATCAGAGTTGCAATATCGGTCATACCAATTCTATACTTCTTAGTCATAAGACCATCAATATTATCAACCGCACCAGTCGCTTCAGTTGAAATATAATCATCTCTATTAATATCTGTATTTGGACAGTACTCTAAAATTTCAGTTGCATATTTAATATACGTTCCAGTTGGTTTACCTGTTCCCCATATTCTATTTTTTGCTCCGAAAGCACTTACACTTAATAACATAACACTTAGTGCTAATAATAATAATTTTTTCATTTTTTTCCTTTTTTAATTTAACTAAGCTAAGCTGCTTAGCTTAAGACAGTTGTTCTAAGTTTAGTAACCTTGATGGTAACCACTAGAATTACTTGAAGTACTTGAAGTACTTGGTTTATTCATAACAGCAATAACACCTGCAACTATAACTACCCCAATTACTATTTTAGAAATTAATTTCCACTTTTTATTTGCTCCAGTTATTTCACTGTAATCTATATCATTTGCCATTTTTTATTCTCCTTCTATTTCTGCAATTTTACTTGCTGCATCAATCTCTGCTACTGCATTACAGTAATCAGTATCTATAGCGTCAAATGCTTCTAATGTTAACATTTCATTAACTTTAGAGTCTCCAGCCATTGTATTAAGTTTATCAGCAATATCTGCAAACTCATCTTTTAATTTATAATCTTCTACCATATCTTCAAACGACTTATTATTTTTATAAACCATTTTAACATTCTTTGTAACTAAGTCAACTGCTTTCTTAGCTGCATCATACATAGTTTGTAAAGATTTATTAGTTTTTTCATTTTTAGAAGTTCCAAGTTTCATTTTAAGTTTAGAAAGATGTCCTTCCATTTCAACTAAACCAGCTTTCTTTTGCTCGTATACTTTATGTCTTTCTATAATTTGAAGCTTAAGATGTTCAATGGCATTATCTCTTGCTTCAGCAATTCTAACCTGAATCAATTTTCTTTTTATTTTATCTTGGATAATAGGATCAGCATCTTTTAAAGCTTTGAATCCATATTTAGCTGCAATACCAAAACCAATTAAAGCAATAGCTGCTACAATTCCGCTTAAAATATTTATAAAAAACATTCCAGCTAGAAGTATTCCACCCACTAATAAACCACCACCAATAAGATGTTGTTTATTTATATTAAGAGGCTGCTTTTCAAATTCTTGAATAGCCTGATTCTCTTTACCAATATTCTCTTTCAATTGTCCAAATGACAATAAATTATTTTTCCCCATTTTTTCTCCATTTTAAATTTAATGTTTCTTCGTGTTAATTGAACGCATCGGCGTTCTACTTTGGCTTAATCGAAATGATTATCATCCCCCCAAATTATATTATTATTTCTTTGTGGTTCTTTTGCCATCTTTCTTTCCTTTAGTATATTTTAACTTCTTTAAAATATCTGGATGTCGATCTAAATATTTAATAACATCTTCTTCATTGACTTCCTTCTCTTCAAGAGGAAAAAGTTTAAAGTAGGTTTTTATCATCAAAGCTGCTACAACAGAATGAGTCAAAATTATACCAAATGGTATTAAATTGTAGGTTAAAATCTTTTCGACTAAAGAAATAGTAGTTGGGGCTATAAAATAAAACCCTGTACTAAGTGTTAAAAAACTACCAATCTCAACACCATCATTTTTCCTCATAACTTTCTTCCTTTCTAATAGAAGTAATAAAATAATATAACTTTTCAATTATATCATCTTATCTGATTATAATATATCTATACTTTACATTACTTATTATAAAGCTATCTTTAGCTAAAACTATCGACAGGAAATGAAGAGTTACGGATTATCCGTAACTCTTTCAAAGTTTAAAATTCTTAATGATAATTTTTCGCTTCCTCTAAATGTATCAATATCTGGTTTAAAAGTAATATAGTACTCTTCTCCTTTAAGTGGTTCTTTATCATGGAAGAAAAATAACCCTTTAAAATTAAGCATACCTTTTGAATCAGTAATACTTAAAGTTTGGTGATTTTTTTGCTTTCCGATAATATTAAATGATTTAATTGTAGCTCTAGTAGTAAATGCTGGTCTTGGAAATTTTTCCCCGAATGGTTCAAACTTCTGTAATCTATGATATAAATCAATATCGATAGTATTTATATCTACATATCCCATACTAGAAATTTTTGGTTTAAATTGGTCTTTTTCAATAAGACTGGATTTATGGATTATCTTTTTATAGAATTCATCGAAATTATCTTTATGAACTCCAATACCTAATGCTACCTTATGTCCTCCAACATGATCAATTAATGAATTAATATCGTCATCCCTAAACATACCAAGTATATTAATATCTCCAACCGATCTACCACTACCCGAATAGATTCCTGTTTCTTCATTAAGATTTAATACAATACAAGGTTTTTTATATTTCTCAGCTAATCTACCAGCAATAATACCAAGTACTCCTTTATATTCTTTATGGAAGTTTCCAGGAATACAAATGAAATTAAGATTATCTATCCCATTTACTTTCTTAGGGAGAAACTCCTTATATCTATACTCTACATAGTCTAATAATTTCTGTTGTCTTTCTTTTCTAGTATCATTTATATTTCCTAGATATTCAAACCATTCTAAAGAAGCTTTATCATCTTCTTGTATTAAAAAATTAGCACCATCATCTGCTTTTGTAATTCTTTGGGTAGCATTAATTAATGGAGTAAATCCAAATGCTATATCTTCGGCAGTAGGCGAATCATTTTTAGTTTCTAGAAAAGTTTTAGCATACGCTCTTGGCGAGTTCTTTATTTTGCTATTTACTAAATAATCTTGGACGAAGAATCTGTTAAGATGTTTATTAACTGGCATAACATCAGATAAAGTAGTTAAAGCTAATTCTCCTAAAAATTCATGATACATATCAATATCTAACTTGTACTTTTCGGCTATTGCTTTAAATAAAAACCAACATACTACGCTTCCAGAAATATCTGGATAAGGAAAGTTACATCCAGGTTGATGTGGATCAACTACAGCTAACCCTTCTTTACTATTTGATAAAGGCCATATTTCTGGATCAATTTGGTGATGATCGTTAATAATAACTTTAGCTCCAATAGAATGAGCTTGATCAATAGCCGCTTTAGCAGTAATACCATTATCAAAAGTAATATATAAATCAGCTGGAAATTTATCTACATGTAATGGTAGAAATCCATAACCTTCTTTTCTATTAGTAATTGTCATATTTAAATTTGGATAATGAAAATATTTCTTAAAGAAAAACCAAGCGATAGTATATGTTCCTAGTCCATCCATATCACTATCATGTACTAAACATATTCTTTTATTTTGCGATACTGCTTCTACGAACATATCTACTGCTTTTTCCATATCTTTAAATTCTAAAGCATTTGGTATTTCTTCTATTGAAGATATCTGTTTTTCGATATTTAATTTCCCTTTTAAAATATCTTCTATTTCTTCTATGTTATTAAATTGTTTTAAATTTAAATATTCTGCATCCATATTTTTCCCTTTTAATTTTATCCTTAATATATCTATTAGAACTAAGTCCAAGATAGCTAAGAACTAGCTCACTACCTCCAGCTATTCTAGTTTTTTATTTATCGGTACAATAAAAAAAATAAGACCGAAGTCTTATTTTAATTATCAACTTCTATATGTTTTATTGTAAAGAATTTTTTATATATAAAAGTCTCTCTATTACTATATAATAAATAACCGAAGAATAAGTTACATACAAAATTTAACCAATCGATATTTTGATTAGCTATTGTATACCAGGTATGATAAATAACTATTAATAAAATCCAATAATAAACAACTCTTCTATCATTTAACCATAAAAAATAAATAATTAAATCATAAGCGGCTATATAATAGGCAGCTACTAAATCTTGAGATAATGTTTTCTTCTCTGATAAATTAGCAATATTATCTCCAAATATATCTGTAAATACTCCTAATCCAATTACAACATGACTAATTACTAACCAAGCCAGAAAAAAATAGAATAGTGTATGTAGAGAAGGACTTCTATTATTTGGATTTAAAAATCTTTTTACTTTTTCTTTAAATGTCATTTTCTACCTTTATCTTATTAAGGGTAAATATTTTTTTACTATATCTGGTACCCAATATGGAAATCTATTACATAATAATTCACCTACTTTAAAGTAGGTGAATTTCTCTGAACTTAAATCTGGATATTTTCTTTTTTCCATACAATCATGGGTAATATAATTATGGAAATCGGCACATTCTTTAAGTGTCCAATTACTAAAATCTATCGCTGGTTTAGTTAGATTATGATTTAGATAGTGAACATTAATCCAATCATTTAACTCTTTATAATTCTCATTAATAGTATCTTCATCTTTCAAATCTAATATCTCACAAATATAAGTAAGAATACAATAAAAATTATCATTAACAACTGCAATACTATGTTCTCCCGAACCACCACCAATTAATATTGTATATGATGAGGCGGTAGTTTCAGCCCCCATTCTAGTATCTTCTTGTTTTAAATAATAAGTTTCTATATTTAAAATACTAGGTAAAATATCATGGTCTAATGCATCTATATAACTCATTTTTATCCTTTCATTTGCTGGCAGCTAGCTCACTATAGCCAGCTACTGTTTAAATAATTCCTGATCAGTTAAAGCTTCTTTATAACTATCAGAACCATAATAAGAATCAACCTCAACTACTTCTATTGATATTTCCTCTTCGTCTTCATTTGCTTGTTTGTACTCTTCTATTAATTCTTGATCAATTATTGTATAAGTAGTAGTATCTCCAAACTCAATAGTAGTAACAGCATATAATGTTACTGGTTGAACTTCTCTAAAATTATCTTCTTCTTTTAACCTATGGAAATATTCGATAGTACCTTTAAGAAGAGTTTCTTTATTTGGAATATTATAGGTACCAAATTCTTTTATAATAAGTTCTTCTGTAGCTAAAATACAATCCGTTAATTTACCATATTTATATTGGAACTTATCTTTTTTACCATTATTTGTAAAACCTAATCTTACTTCTACCTCATTTTCAGTACAAGCTGAAAGTTTACCTACAAATAAACCACCTTCGTTTTTTAAAATAACAATATCGTTTTTTTTCATTTTTATCATTTTTTTTCTCCTTTTTCATTTATAAAGCAACTTAATGCCCGACCTCTATATTCATTTATTCTTGTCATCATTGAAGATAAAGAATCAAAATTAATTTGATTTTCATTATCAATATTATTAGTATCTGTTATAGCATAATGGTTTTCATTATAACAAGTTAAGAAAACAGAAGTTTCTACTAACCCAAAAATCCAACCATCTTCGTTACCATCATCTATCTCTATAAAATCAATTATATAATAATCATCCCCTTCCGTAATAATTTGCTCAGAATAAAGTTTTTTTAATTCTTCTGGAACAACTAAGTTTTTATTACCAAACCAATTTTCTAAATTTTCTAGGGTGTTTTTATTTCAACTGTTAACGTCATAATTTTTTTTCCTCATCTATTTTTTTTAGCAGAGCCTGATAATATTCAAGCATCATTTTTTCCATTTTTTCCGGTTCCTTTAATTTAAATTGACCTACTAAATCAATAAGTCTTTCTTCGCTAGCGACCTTAAAACATTGATTCAGAGCAATTTTTCTAGCAGATATATCAGATGAATTAATTCCAATTTGAAGAATACTTTGTACTTCATTCTTCTCATATATTCTACCAAGGTAGAAACCTTCTGGTTGTAATAATATAGATATATCTCCAATATTAAGTAAATCTATTTCGTTTATTGTATTATTTATCATTAACTTTCCTTTATTAATTTTCTACCGATGTACTTAAACTTACCTTCCAATAAACCACAATTAATTTTTGTAGTTAATAGAAGTTCCTGTAACTGATTTAAATTTATTTTTACTTCAAAATGGTATGGATGTAAAAAGAATATTTGAGTACTATAAGTACCTTTAGATAATCTGAGAAATCTCCAACCCTCTAAAAACTTCTCTTCAAAAACTATTACCTCATCTCTTGCTGGATAAATAGCTTGTCGAGTATTATAAAAATCGCTTAATTTTGGAGGTATTTCGCCTTTCACTACTTTACCAATTACAGCTGTTTTTATATTAGAACCGGTTGCCAATTTAGCTCTTAATAAAAATTGATTACCTTTTAATTTTGGTAGATCATCTATTTTATAAGTATCTAATAACGATAACATACCTAACTTATCTGCTTGAATTAAATCATTACGAAACATCTTTATTTCCTTCCGGTTCTCTTAATAAAGTTTTATTAGTATGTTTAAATTTACCTTGAAGAATCCCATTCTTAATTTGAATATTTTCCATTAATTCAGCAAAATTAGTATCTGAAATTTCAATATCAAAACCATAAGGATGTTGGATAATTACCCAAGTTCTACTACTTCCATATCTAAAACTTTTAAATTTCCAACCCGCAAAAAAATCTTCTTTATAAATTACCACTTCCTCTTTATTAGCTGGATAAGTAAGATCATTATTATATCTACGAAAATCTAAAAACTTTTTAGGTATTGTCCCATTTTTATTTAATCTTGTAATAATAACTTCTTTTCTACTATGTTGTGGTCTAGCACGATTTTCCAAATAATACAACTTTAATAAAAATTGATCTTCTTCTAAATCAGTTACCTCCGATAATTTTATGGTATCTAATAAAGATACCATACCTAATACTTGAGCACTTATTTGGGTTACCATATTTTTTCCTTTTCTAATTAAATAAAAATTAAGAGACTAAGCCTCTTAATTTTAAACATGCACTTTTAATTGATCACATAAAGCTTTTGCTTGAGATACAAACATAGACTCTTTATACTTCCCATTTTCAACTTGATGCACTAAGAACTCTAAGAACTCTATATACTTATTAAGGGTACCTTTTTTTATAAAGTATTCTTTACTTCCAAATAAGTTAAACCACTTATCGACCATTTTACAATACCAGAAATCTTCATTAAATGTATCGATATTATCTTTCATGAATTGGAATTCATCCATAGAACTCATTCCTTCTTCGATAGTACAATGACCAATTAATGAAGTTACTCTGTCTGTAATATATCTATTTTTAAATAGTTGTTCTAACTTAGCTTGGATCTGCTCTAGCGTAACGCTAGTATCTTCAATAACATCATGGCCAAGTAAAGCTACTGCAAGAACAACTCTATTGATAAAGGATAATTCATCTGAGTTATTATCTTCCATTACCATAAAGGCGCAAGCGATTGGATGACAATAATATGGAGTTCTCCCATCATGTCCTCTAACTGCATTTCTTGGACTTAACGATTTCTTCATATGGGCTTCAGATATGAATCCAGCAAAGTTTGCTAATTTATTTTGAAGATCATCAATTACAATTTCCCCTTCAATTAAATGAAATAGATCTAATTCTCTTACTTGAGCGTCTGGGTAATTGCAAATAAAATCATTGATATTTACATTATGTTCTTGTACTGTTTTAAGTACCTTGATTAAACCACCAGCTGCAATAATTGCTTTTTCATTTTTAGCTTTATTCAGTACATTTAAATTACTATTTTTTATTATATTTTCTATAATTTTATTGTCGAACATTTTCTTTCTCCGTTTTTAATTTAAAGTTTTTAAAGGGATCGAAATCCCTTAAGTTGTTTAATGCTTACGCATCAACCTCAGTTGGTAATAATAACTCATCTAAGTTTCTACCACCTTTTGTCATATAACCAGCTAATTCTTCTTTTGGAACTAATTGTTTAGCCATAATAAATTCAGCTAATTCTTCAGGAACTGAAGAAGCCATAGAAGATTTTAATACATGAGCTAAACCTTTACCTCTAGCAACCTCACCAAGAAGTACTAAATTGTATCCCATTACTTCAACATTAAAACCTTCCGCTGTATGTAGGTTTCTTTGTATCTTTTCCATCTTTTCCATAGATACTTCAACTGCATATAAATGAGACGTTAATGTATTATTTGGTCCAGTAGGAAAGTTATGTGTACAAATCTCTTCTAATTTTTTAGGCTTAATTTTATAAGCTACTTCTTCCATAGCTTCTCTAATAACAGCTTGCGCTGCATTTTCACCTGCATCAACTTTACCACCAATAAAACCTAATCTACCATCTGATCTATTTACCATAAGAACTGCATTGTAAACTTTATCTCTTTGATCAGCTGGAACCGATTCTTTATTTTCCCAAGGCTTAATACCTTTTACATATACTGCTACAAATGACGCGTTCGCCGATCCTACTGTTCCTGTTACTAATTTTTTCATTTTCTTTCTCCGTTTTTAATTTAATTTAGAATAAAATTAATATAACTTTTCAATTATATCATCCTATCTGATTATAATATATCTATACTCTGTTGAACTTATTTTAAAGTAATTTTTAGGACCTTTTTATTAGTAAGGAACCAAACTCTATAAATAAAAAAGGAAATTCAATGGGTAGGAAGAAAAAGAATATAATTGATGTTATTACAGACTTTAATAAAAAACATGGAAATTTTTATGATTATTCTTTAATAGATTATAAGAATAGTAATAGTAAATTAAATATACTATGTCCAATACATGGATCTTTTTGGCAAACTTCTAATAATCATAGTCAGGGCCAAGGATGTCCTAAATGCCGTTCAAATAATAAAAAAACTTTAGCAGAAACCATTAACGATTTTAAAAAAGTTCATGGTAATAGATACGATTATTCTAAGGTTAATTATATAAATACTACTAAAAAAGTTGAGGTTATATGTAAAATAAAAAACCATAAATCATTTTTAGTTACTCCGAATAATCATAAAAAAGGAAGTGGGTGTCCATTATGTAATAATAGTAAAGGAGAAACTTTAATTTTAACTTTTCTAGAAGATAATAATATTCTATTTAAAAAGGAATATACTTTTTCTAATCTTCCAAGAAAAAGATTTGACTTCTTTCTAGAAGAATTAAATTTATGTATAGAATTTGATGGAAAACAACATTTTGAACCGATAGAACATTTTGGTGGAAAAGAAACATTTAATTGGCTTAAAAGATCGGACAATCTTAAGAACCAATTTTGTAAAGATAATAATATTAAATTATTACGAATATCTTATTTAGAAATAAATAAAATTAAAGAAATATTAAAAGGAAATATATGTTAGAACATGATAATAGAGATACAAAAATTAAAATAAATTTTCAAAATAAAGTAAATGATACTTTAAGATTCTATGAGAAATTTGCTAAAGATGGGTTATTAATAGAATATGCTTATTTAGATAAGACTAAAAATATTACTTATCATACAGCATTAGGAGATGTTAAACATTTCCCAAAAGAAAGATTAAATACATTTTTAATTAATCTTTATAATAAAATAACAACAGATAAAATAGGGACATTACCTAATCATAATCAGAAAACAAGAATTGATTTAAAAAATAAAACAAGTAATGTTTATTACTCATTAAGAATGTTTGGATTTGATAGTCCATTATTTATTATGTTTATGGTAAATAAAGGGTTAATGGGAGCATTAACTTATTTTGGAATTAATAGTAACCTTACAAAGACTAAGGATAAAGGGGCTTTCTTAAGTGTTAAGATTCATGATAAGAATGGAGATTTAGGATATTTAAATACTTATGCTAAAGATTTACATCACGAATATTTATTAAATGGATTAAGAAAAGAAGCTAATAAGATATTCCCATTAAAGGAAGAAGATTTAACTAGTACAGAAGTACTTCAAAAATATTTCCAGAACTATTATAATGTTCAAAGATACCTAAATTATAAAGAAGCTCCGAATAGTTTTATTGATGTTACTACTAAAAAGATTCTAAAAACGTATGGATATGACACCGATTTCTTTAAGTTATATGGGGAGTTTATGCCACATAAACTCATGAATGATAAAGTAGAAGATATTAATAATCTAAAAAATCAAAGAGTTCGTATGTCTGAAAGTATCGCGCATGCGGCTTATAAAGTACTACAACAAGGTATTATTCATATGAAGAATAATAAGAATCAATTTAATATTAAATTAGATATTGATAAGAACTTTATTACAAAAGAGCTTATGAGTTCTGGTATGTTGCAGTATACTCAAACTATTAATCCTTTAGAAGAATTAATTCTGAGTACTAAGATTACTAAATCGGGTATTGGTAATATGAAGAAAGAGCAAATTACTTTAGAAAGAAGAGATTTAAATCCATCTTATTTTGGGACAATTTCTCCTTCGACTACTAATGAGTACGGTAATATTGGTATGAATCAAACACTTAGTAATAGAAGTATTATTAAAGATAGATTCGGAAGTATTCTTATTAAACCTTTTGATAATCATCAGAATCCTTTGGATGCTTTATCTGCTACTGATTCATTATCCCCATTCTTTGAATTTGATGATACTACTAGACGTATTATGGGTAATCAACAGTTTGCTCAGTTTGCTCAAATAGATAGACCGGATGAACCATTAATTCAAACTGGTATGGAAGGGATTATTCCTTACTTAGTATCAGATAGATTTGCTATTAAAGCTAAAGATGATGGTAAAGTAACTGGTGTTGGAGAAGAACTTAAATTAACTTATAAAGATGGTACTAAAGATCAATACTCTGTTAAAGATAAAAAATCTAGAACAAAGCGTGGTATTTTTATGCCTATTAAATATTCGGTACTTGTAAAAACGGGAGAGAAAGTTAAGAAAGGTCAATTACTGGCTGCTACTAGTTCTCTAAAAAGTGGAAAATTAGCAGTAGGTAAAAATCTAAATGTAGCCTTAATGGGGTACAGAGGAATGAATTATGAAGATGGTTGGGTAGCAGCTGAAACTATTGGAGCTAAATATACTAATACTCTTTATAATAAAATTACTATTCCTATAGATACTGGAGCTAAAATTTTAAAATTTAATATAGCTGATGGTACGGATACTAAACCTGGAGAAGTTCTAGTTGAATATAGAAGTGGAAATGTCAACTTAGAAGATATTGTTAATAATGAAATCCAAATAGAAAATGGAGATGATGATCTTTTAGTTGGTAGAGAAGTATCTGGTGGAACTATTAAACATAGAAGTCCAGGTGGGAAAATTAAAGATATTAAAATTCTTTTAAATGGTACACAGATAGATAATAATGTTCTTCAGGCTTGGAAAACATTAACTAAAGATATTAAAAATAAATTAAAAGTTTGTGACGATATTTTAGATCCAGTAAAAAAATTAGATTGTCAAAATAGTATTGAAAATATTGAGTCTTTAAAAGTAGGTTCTCATAAAGTAAATAATAATGAATTTGATGGTTATATTATTGAGCTATTTATAGAAAAAGAAAATCCAGTTGGAAATGGTAGTAAGTTTGCCTTACTTGGAGGTTCTGGAGGTAAAGGAACTATTCAATATCAAATTCCAGAAGGAAAAGAACCAGTATCTGTAGATACAGGTTTAAAGATTGAATTTATCCCAACACCCGCATCTAATATTTCAAGAAAGAATATGTCTGTTGTTTTAAGTCTTTTTGTAGGTAAAATTGTTTACTTCCTTAATAAGAAAGCACAAGAGTTAATATTTGCTGGAAAGATACATCAAGCCGAACAACTATTATTGAAAACATATAGTTATTTAGATAGGACTAAAGAAAGCAATATCCTAGAAGATCTTAAATTATTTTTCGATCAAAGTACTAAAGATATTATTACTTATGTGCGAAAATGTAATCCTAGAAGTAAACCAGCATTTCCATTGTTAGTTACTCCATTTAAGAATAAAATTACTATGCCTGATATAGAAAAAGCAGCAGCTGTAATTAATATTCCATTAAATGAAAAGGTCAGAATTCCAGAAGAAGATAATATTATTACTGAGTATTCAGTACCTGTAGGTATATTCCCAGTAGTTTACTTAGAACATTTCCCTAAAGAGATGTCGGGAATAAGAGCAAATATTAAAGCTAAAAAACAATTTACAACTGGACAAGGTAGATCAGGAACTAAGGATGGTGATGGAGCTATTAAGTTAGGAGTATATGATTTATTTGCGGTTGCTAGTAAAAAAGCTTCTTCTGTTATTACTGAATTACATATGATGAAATCGGATAATGAGGTAGGTAGTAAAAAACTTAGAAATAAGATACTTAAAGATGGTCTAATTGTGGATCAAGATGATATTGAGATTACTCAAGAACTTAAAGATAATGCAAAAACTAAGAAGTTAGTAGATACTTACTTCAGAGGAGCATTACTAGATCCGAATTTATCAGGAGCATAAAATGACGGTTACTTTAGAAGTAAATAAAGAATTAATAACAGAATCTATGTTTGGTGGAGCAGGTAAAAGATTAATTCAAAATCAATTAGATAGAAAAGTACGGGATAGAATGAAACATCATGAAACTATGGCCGATATGAGAAAAACGGCAGATCGAGTAAACGCTCGATCTAAAGAAACTATTAAAGATGAAGTTAATAAGGTAGAGATATCTGATAAATCTTCTTCTTATGGTCCAAGACCAAAAACAAAGCCTAATCCATATGATAAATATTTATAAAGGAAATTGATATGTTAACTAAAAGCACTAGTCAAGTACTAGTAAATAAAGCCAGAGGTTCTGGAGATAAATTATCTCCTGATATGAAGAAAATAGAAGAAAGCGCTAAACCAGTTAAGATTAACGATAAAATGGTTATAGATTTATACGGAAATAAACAGAATAAAAAGTAAATAGCTGGTCAGCTATACTAAGCTATAGCTGGCTATAGTGAGCTAGCTATTAGCAAAATAAAAAAAATAACAAGGAAAAAATTAAAATGTGGATATATAAAAATAAAGTAATAACAGAAATACCACCAGAGGCAATATCTTTTACATATAAAATAACTAGATTAAATATAGAGGATGATAATACAAGCCCAATTTATTATATAGGAAAAAAGAATTTTTATAGAAAATCAAGAAAAAAAATATTAGAATCGGATTGGATGGAGTATTATGGTTCTTCTGAATGGTTAAAGGAACATGTTAAAAAATATGGTTCTGATAATTTTGAAAGAGAAATATTAGAAATATGTTTTTCTAAATCCGAGGCTACTTATAAAGAGGTTAAACTATTAATAGAGAACGAGGTTCTTGAAGTAGATCATACTAATAAAATGAAAAAATTATATTATAATCTAAGTATTCTTGGAAGATATTCTACGAATAAATTTTTTACCAAATCAGATTTAGAAAAATTAAGTTATTATAAAAAACAACCGGATAAATATATAGATAGATTTGCTGTAAATAATGGAGTATCTACTAGATTTTTAAACTCGGAACTTTACGATATAGAGGAATTTTTATTGGAGAACCCAGAATGGACTTTAGGTACTGGAATAACACAAAAATATAAAGATATGATTTGTTGTACTGATGGTATAGAAAATATATATATAGAAAAATATAATATTGATACTTTTCTTGAAGAAAATAAATTATTTTATAAAGGTAGTAAATTTAAAGGAAAATATAAAAGAATTAATAATGGAATCGAAGAAAGAAGAATTCCTATCAATGATGTTTTACCGGAAGGATTTGTACTAGGTGGAATAGTCAATATTGATTATAATAATAAAATAAGATTAATTCATTATAAAAAATACACAACTATAACCATACCTGACTACCATAAGGATTCTTATTTAGAAGATGGTTGGGAAATATGTCCAGATGATTTTAATATTTCTACTTTCTCTAGATGGATAAATAAGGATTCTATAAATAAAAAAATAAAATTATCGGAAATTAATTCCTATCTAACAGATGGTTGGGAATTAGGAAGATATAATAATTATAATAAAAATAAGGTATCTATAGTTAAGGATGAGGAAATTAAATATATATCTATAGATGATATCGAATCGTATATAAAAGATGGGTGGATTCTAGGTGGGAAAAAAATTGGTTCTTTAAAAGAGAGAAATTTAGTATTAGTTAGTGATAATAAAAATAATAAAAAAACTATCCCTATTAATAATCTAAAAGATTTTTTATCAAAAAATCCAGAATGGAAAGAAGGATTTACCCCAAAACATAAATTTAATACAAAAAATCAAGTATTTGTATATGATATTACTAAAGATAATTTACCTCTTATAGTTACTCCAGAAGAATATAAAAATAATAAAAATTTAGTTCTTAGAAACACGGTACAATTACAAAAGAAAAAAGGGTTAACTAAAACAGAAATAAATAGAATAAATAAATATTATCTTGAGGTATATCCAAAAAGAAGAAAAATCCCAACTTATAAATATCATAATTCAACCGTAGATAAAATATTAAAAGATATTGAGGAGTATAGATATGGTAAATAGAAGCTCCCAAATAACATTAGAATATTTAAATAGTTATTTTCCTTATCTTCAGAATCAAGTTCTAAACGAAGTAAATAAAAATTTTAAAAATATTCCAGATGAGGAAGTAGATAATTTAGTACAACATTTAATCCGTTCTAAATTATCAGATAAGATGAAGAATCTAAAAACATTTAAACAAGAATTAACAGAATTGGGTATTATAAAACCTAAAGAAGAAAAAAAAGAGGATATATTAAATGAAAAGAAACATACATCAATTAAGCGTAAATAAATCTCTTATCTTAGAAGAGGCTAAAGAACTCCAGAAATTATCTAAAGAAGAAATTCAAACTAAAAAAGATAAGTTCGGAAAAATGGCAAAAGGATTAAAGAAAGGAAACTTTACTTCTTATTGTCAAAGTCATGGATATACTACAGGAAGCCATCCAGATTGTATTGCTAAAGCTTTAAAAGAAGCAGATGATACTGGTAATAGTACTTTAAAAAGAAGAGCTGTACTGGCTAGAACATTTGCTGGGATGGCTAAGAAAAGAAAAGAAAATAATGCCGCTAAATTAAATAATTCTGTGGCAAGTTCTTATAGTTAGTAATGATATATTAATGTATATAATATCATTATATTATCAACAAATGGATACTATAATATTATATATGGAGTTAAAGATGAAGAAAATAAATGAATTAAATGTATTGGTAGTAGACGATTCTAAAACAATTTGTAGAATTAATAAAATGATAGTTACTCAAATGGGAGTAAATAATTGTGATACAGCAGAAGATGGTTCTGTGGGATTAAAATTATTTATGAAAAATGATTACGACTTAGTACTATCAGATATTAATATGCCAGTAATGAATGGTTTTGAGTTCGTTGCCGAAATACGTAAAAGAAAATCAAAAGATGAATGTCCGGTATTTATGATTACTACAGAGGGTGGCAAACAAGAAGTACTTAGAGCTCTAAAATTAGGAGCAAATAATTATTTAGTTAAACCATTAGATAAAGATAATTTAATACAGAAAATAGAAGATTTATACCAAGCTTAAGAACTACTAGTAGTTCATAGAGATATAAATAATAAAAGAAAAATAATTTAAGGAAATAGGAAATGATTTATTATTATAATGACGAGGAAATTATAAAAGTAAGAATAAAAGAACCCGAAGATGATAGTAAATTTACTATGACTTCTGAGATTGAGTACCTGCAGCAAATGGATATTAAAAATTTTAATTACTATGTATTTGAAAGTGATATAGAAAAGCTTTCATATGAAGAATTTGAGTACTGGTATCAACAATATTTTAGAGATTGGATTAGTGATTTAAATGAGGATTATTTAGATATAGATTTAGAAAACCTCGAAAGAAATTTTAAGAATCCAGATGAAAAAAGATTCTTTCTAAAGAAAATAGTATTCTTTGTAATGCATATATTTCCTTATGAGATATTAAAAGATATAATGTTGGATATTCAAAAATATCCAGAATTGGCTGGAGATTTAGATTTAAATAATTTATACGAAGGTGATTTTTATAATATATTTGATATAGATAATCCAAATGTAATCCATTTAAAAGCCTGTATTCAAAAGTTACTTAATCATAGAATAGTTAAATTAAAAAATTGGATTAATATTTTAGATGATTTTAGTACGGTATCTAAAAAAGATACTTTAGAAGATAGTGTTGCTTTATTAGATTCTCATATAGATAAACAGAATATGTTTAATAATATGTATATTGAAATTATAGATGGTACTCCTTTAGAAAAGATTACTAACTTATTTAATATTTATATTGAAAAAGACTTTTTAAACCTTAGTGTTTAAAAGTCTGAACTAAATTGAAGATAAAATTAAAGGAAAAATATGAATACTAAAATTGTTCTTAGAGACTATAATGAATTAAAATTTATAGCTCAAGATGGTGACTCAACTAGAAAAATAGATGATAAATTAAATCTATTATTAAAATATATCGGTTCTATGGAAATGGATATTGATGAAATATTAATTAACCCAAAAGGAGATGGTGGTAAAAACCTAACTTTTGTAAATAATAATTTATCTCCAGAAAGAAATTTCTATAATGTAAAAATTCCAGAAAGCTGGACAACTTCTGTATCATTAAATGATAATCAAGATAAAATTTATTGTAAAAAATGTAATTTTATGGTTTCTCCTGATTCAGTATATCATTTTCCAGATGAAAAAATATTAGAATCTGGAACTGCTGGTGAAGCAGATGCTGTTTATAGAAAAGCTTTATATCAAGATAGATTAGATGATAATACAAAAGATACTGTTTGCCCAGTATGTTCAAGTATTAATAGATTCGCTACTTTAGCATAGGAACTTATTATGAAATTAACTACTAGAAATCTTAGTTTTAGTCAAAGTATCGAAGAGGCCGATTTAAATGCAATAGCAAAAGCTGCTAATGGTAGTACTATGAAAAATACTTGGGATAGTATGACTAAAGGTATAGGTAATATGTTTAAAGATAAAAATACTACTAGACCAAGTTCAAAACCAGGTACTCATGTATCTACTTCAGAAAAAGAAATTAATAATCCAACTTATAATCCCGACGCTGGAAAACCAGATTGGTTCGAAGCTAATACATAAGATAATCCCCTTCGGGGATTTCCTGTCGTAGTTAAAACTACACTTTACTTTAAAATAACTCCGAACTAAAGATAGTATTAATAGATATTATAGGCTATAATAAAAAGAAAAGGAAATAAAAATGCAGAAATTGCACAATACAAAAATTGAAAATAATCGTACGATATTGGATATAGAAAATAGATTTGAAAGTGTCGGTGAAGATGGTAAGTTGATTAGTCAAGAAACTATTAACATGGTAGAACATACAGTACAAGATCAATATCAGGTACTTTCTAAAAATGATTTTGGTAAAACCCCACAGAGAATTAATATTGGATTTTTTAATAAGAAAACTGATTTTAGAGTATCTGGTAAAGATAGTATAATTGCTTTTAATAAAGAAACGGCAGAAATTGTTTCACCAAGTATAGAAGAAATTAAAAATCATCCTTATAGATATTTAATGATTTATAAATATCCTTTCTTTGATAATATTTGGAACGATGAAATAGAAATTAAATTAGAAGATATACCTAATGATTTTCATAAGATAATTCTAGATGAAAATTTTGGGGAATATTTAGGGAAGTTATTAAAAAAATTAACTCGAATGGTTCAAGTAGATGGAGTTACTGTAAATGATCTTGGAGTATTAGATATCGATTTTAGAAGACGAAAAGTTCTAGAAACTATTATTCAAGTACAAGGTACTAATAAATTTAGTATTAATAAAAAGATATTACTTAATAGTAATCCAAGTTTCTTAATGGGAATTCTAGAAGGATTCTTTGATACTGAAAATACTAAATATTTTAATATTCCAGAAACTATTAATGTATATACTATAAGTACAATATTTAATTTATTAAGTGCTTCATATAGTATTAGATTAAATAGAGAAAATGAAGTTAAAAAAGGTATCTTTACAGCTAGGTTTAAATTGCCTAATTCATTAAATGAGTTTCCAAATAATTTAAATAATGATATTTTTAGAAAACACAAATACCTATTTTTACCAAACAAGGTAGGGGAATTTGATAATTTTAAAATTAAATTTTTAAAAGATTCTAGAAATTATATTAAAAATAATACACCAGAAATAACTCAAAAATATATTGAAAATGGTTTTACAGAAATGATGTATTTAGTTAATAATGGATTAATAGAATTAATCCCTACTTGGGATTTAGTATTTAATAAAATTCCAGAAGAAGAAGCTAAAGAAAATATGATGTATGATTTAATTATGGAAAATGATAAAGCTCATAATTTCCAATTAAATAATTTACCTATGTTACATAACTCTGATGGAGATATTATGGGGGTAATTGGATTATTTACAAAACAAGCTTGTGCTGATGCTAGAAAACATTTCTCTGCTGAGAATAAATTAAAATTTAAAGATCCAGTTAGTTCAAATGTTATGAACTGGGGAATTAAAACGGATGCCCAAGTTGGTTGGTATAATGCTACAAAATAAAAAAGAAATTGAGAGTTTACTAAAGGATTTTCAAGTTGACTCAACTGATTTAGGTAAAATAAAAACTGAATTAATAAAAACACAAGGTATTGAGTTTATAGAGAAATATGATATTTTATTAGATGAAATAATACATGAAAAATTATATAAAAATAAATTAAGAAGGAAATAAAATGCAATTAAAAGAATATATAGATTTAGCTTTAAGAACGGAAAGTTCATTAAGCCCATTGACAAAAGAAGTTGAAGATAGAGGTCTAACGAATAGAACTTTTCATGGAGTAATTGGAGTAAATACAGAAGTAGGTGAAATGATTGAATGTATTGAAAATGGAAAATTTAAAGCTGATGAACCAGAAAATGCTCCGGACTGGGTTAATTTATTAGAAGAATGTGGAGATGCCTTATGGTACTTAGCTATTAAGATAGATGAGTTATTTGGATTAGATTATGATCATTTTCAAGATTCTTTAAATAGAAACTCAGTAGATACTTTAGATAAAAGAACAATAGAAGAATTAATTGAAAGATTAAGATTCTCTGCTAATGAAGAATTAGATTACTCTAAAAAAGTTATGATGTATGGAAAAGATGATGATAATATGTTAAAATTTCAAAATTGTACTTTCGTTCAATTCTTATTAATTATTAGAATAATCAATAAAGTTACTAAAAAAGCTGATAGCATTGAACAAGTTATGAAAGTAAATATTGCTAAATTAAACCAAAGATATCCAGATAAGTTCTCAACAACAGATGCCGATATTAGAGATTTAGTATCAGAAAGAACTATTCTAGAAAGTTTACCAACACCAGAATAAGATAGGAATACCCTATCTTTAGGCAAGATAATAATGATATTATCCAGTAATATACAACGGCTTCTTTAAGAGCTTGCAGTATAAACAAAATGAAATTTATAAAAAATAAATAATACAAAAATTAAGGAAAATAATATGTCACAAACTAACTCAAATGTAGCTCCAGTTCAAACGGGTGTCCTAGCAGGGACTTCGAATATAAATCTAGAAGATGTACAAAATTATTGGAATAAGATAATTAAAACTGAACAACTTCAAGAGGACGAGACTGCAAGAATAGTTTTTCAAGCAAGAGTTAAACCTAATTTAGCAACACAGTATGAAAATTTAAAGAATTTTGAAATTACTGAAAGCAAACAATTAAGAACGGCGGTAGATGTTTTTAGTTATATTGAAGAAAAGACTAGATCTTTACCACATCATGATGTTGGTATAAGTATCAGTTCAGCCGTTTATAATTACGATCCGACAAATGTTAATGAAAAAGGAAATGTAAAAGCTCCTAGTTATAATACTCTTAAAAAGATTAATTCATTAGTATTTGATATCGATGCTCACATTAAAGGGTCTAAAGAAAGATTTCATATTTATACTTTAGATGATAAATATATCCAAGTTGTTATTCTTAGATCATATATTGAAATTATGGATTTATTAAATAAAAATGGTTGGGATATGCTTAAACCAAGTATGACTTTATGTACTGGTGGTGGTGTTCAACTAGCATTTGATTTTGATAGAGACATCTATCCAGAAGAAGCAAAAAATATCTTTACTCGGTTAGGAGATATGCTTGGTAAAAAAGTATTTGGTTGTATTGTTCAAGATATGCTTGGTAACTTTTCAGAAGTAGATTTAGAAATAGATCCTACATTTAAAGATGTTACTCATACTCAAAGAATGGCTGGTTTAGTTAATCAAAAATATCAATACACTGCTCAGTACTTCTCGGATAGAGATAATACTACTTTTAATAATGATTTATTTAATTTTGGAAATAGTGAAGAGTACAAGGCATATTTAAAAACTTTAATTTTAAGTATTGATGAAGATATTCTTAGTACTAATTATGAAGATTCTAAAAAGAAAATATTTGAAGAATACTACAGTACTATATTAAAAGAAGTTCAAAAATTAAGTGCTTCTGGTCTAGACGCAAATGGTAATACTGTTTGTGCGTTAGAGATGATTGATGTTGATAAAGCAAATGAAGATGCAAAAATAGTTTCAATTCAAAAAAGAACTAGTATTAATCCTTCTGAATATAATCCTATGGAATATGATATTATCTTAAAGTTAAAAGAAAAGGTAAATGAAGGTTTCGATATGAGAACTCTTTTCCCAGATATTACTCTTTGGGAAAATCATGGTTCTTACTATAAAATCTTATGTCCATTCCACGAGGAAAGAACTCCAAGTATGGCAGTTTATTTTAATTCATTAATCTTTAGAGATTTTCATGATGATACTAATTATGGTATTGTAGCATTCTGGGAACAGATGTTCAATGTTAATAAAGCTACCGCTATTTCTCAAATAGCAGATAAAGCTGGTATCAAATTTAAAAAGGGTGATAAAAAAGAATTTGAGAAAATGGAATTAGCAGAACTTATCGATACTCTTATAGATAAAATCGATACAGAAAGTTTTGTATATTACAGATTAGCAAATAAAAATAGAAATTGTGTAGTAAGACATATTGATACAGGTGAGAGTTTTGGTTTCGATGGTAGTAAAATGCTAGCGAGTCATATCTTAAGTAATCAATTAAATATCCACGATGTAGATAAAGAATTTATCCATGAATTTAATGAAGCATTTGAAAGTAAAATACTTATAGAGGCTTTTGAAGAATTTCATCCTGGTAAACCAACTGTATTCCAAAGACAATTTATCAAATTTGTAAATCTTTGGGTACCAAGTAAAAATTATAAAAAATCACATGATCAAGCTGATATATTTAAAGAAGAAGTTTGTAAAGATGGTTTAGATATTCCTGCAACTATTGAAATGTTAAAAGATAAATGTCCTTGGACTTATCAGTACATCCTACAAATGGTTCAAAGAGGGGATTTAGAATGGTTTGTAAACTGGATGGCAAGTACAGCTCAGTTTAAAGTACTTCCAACTATCCCAGTAGTATTTGGTATTGGTGGAGCAGGTAAAAACTTATTTGTAAGTACTATTTTAGAATGGTTTATCAATGGAGAATATGTAAAAATTCTATCTGGAGATAGAGTTATGTCTAACTTTAATAGTGTACTAGAAACTGCAAGTTTATTAGTACTGGATGAGGGAGACTTCTCAAGTGGTCAACAAGTTGATCAGTTAAAATTATTAACTGGTAATGATAAAATGTTAATTGAAAAGAAAGGAGTAGATGCAATATCTAAATCTAGATTTTTTAATATCTTATTTTTCTCAAATGGTGAAATCCCAGTAAGACACCCAGCGATGGATAGAAGAATATCTTACTTTAATAATGAAGTTACTTTATTAGAATTAGTAGGAAGTATGGGAATTACTATAGATCAATTCGTAGCTAATATCAAAGATGAGTTAACTGATTTTTGGGGAACTTTATTATGTACTAATTTAAATATGCCTCAAGGTATGTCTAATAATAAAGATGGTTTATTTTATGAGCAAATCTTTAAAATGCATCCATTTGGAGCATTAGTAATTAAGTTATTAAAAGATGAGTGGAAAGAGATTGCATTACAGTTAAATGAAAATGTATCTGATCCAACTATGATGAAATCAAATCTGGAATTACTAGATCAAATTAAAGATCAATTCCATCAAAATGGTAGTATTGCTTTAACACTTATTAATAGATATTTACAATCATTAAATTACAAATATAAAACTAGTATTCAAAAATATATCCAAACAAACGGATTAGAAAACTTTGGTGTTGGTATCGATATTGTAGCGGATGAAGTACAAATTCTTATTAATAAAACTAAATTAAAAAGTTCTCTAAAAATAGAAAATATTCTATTTAAAGAGAATAAAGATTTATCTAAAAAGTTTAATAGAATTAAGAAAGCAATTTCTCGAATGGATCCAAAAGAAATATTATCATCAGAAGATGGTGCATTATCTAAGGATGAAGCAGAACATATAATTGAAGCAGAAGAGCAAGAAATTCTATTTGAGAATAATTCAGAAGCTGAGCATAAGGAGCCTTTAGCAGAAGGAACTTTACCAAAGGCTCCAACATTAAAAACTCCTACTTACTAGGAGTTTAAATTAAAATAATCTAAAAGGAAAATTATGATAACTTTATATTTACAAAGTTCTATGTTCTCTAGAAATATTAAAGAGAATACAAGTACCTGTAAATTATCTTTCAGAGATAAAAATAAAACATATCATAATAAAATATTGGAGGAAGAGTTGTTTCTTCCTTACCAATCCGAAGTATCAAATAATTATTTAGAAATAAGCTCATTGTTATTAGGACTTAAGAATATTAATTATGATAATATTAAAAAGCTAAAAGATAGCAAAAAAGAAATTAAAACATTACGAATAGTATCTAATTATCAAAGTGGTGCTTTCATTAGAAATAGTATTAAACAATTATTTGATAATTGGGAATATTTAGATTTTAGAGGTGTTCCTTATAAGGAATTATGGAGAGAAATATATTCTTGGATAAATAAATTAAAAGAATATAATATCGATTATATAATAAAAGAAAAATAACAAGGAACTACTAATGGGAGATTTAAGAAGTAATCATTCAGATAAATTTTTTAATGATAGAATAGAAGAGAGTGGAGTATATTCTCCAATGTCCAAAGAAGAAAGAGAAATGCAAAAAATTTCAGAGGAACCTATTTTAAATATTAGTCCCTCAGCGGATGAGGTACAAAATGAGGTTTCTTTATTAACGCAGGATCTTAATTTTATTAAAGAGATGCGACAATCGGCATCTAGAGCTTTAGGAATACCGGCTAACTATTTATTCGATATGGTACAGGAAACATCTACAAGAGTACAGGATACCAATGAAAGACTAGATCAAGAGATTAATAATAGAGCTATCTCGAATATAGATATTCATAATGAATGCGTTAGAAACGTGGATAGTTTAACTCCGAAACTGGATGAAATAATAAATAGAATCAAAAAGTTAGAGAACCGAGTAAGTGATTTAGAATTTAATCCTGCTGCTCCAACTTTATTAGAATATTATTCTTTAGAAGTTAAAGTAAATGTACTTACTGATGTACTTACAAAAATTACGGAGAATTTACCAGGAGAATTTTTAGGTACTTTTAATCTAAAAGAAAATTTAAAATTTAAAGGAAATTAAAATGTATACAACTGGAGAGGTTTTAACTCAGACGGAAATAGATCAAATAGTTAATAATGCTGTTTCAGATTTAAGTACTACAGTTAATAATAATTTATCTCTGGATGGAGTAGCAGCCGAAGAGAATTCCGGAATTCACTTTACCTCTTTAACTCGAGATAATAGTGTATTAAATACATTACATGTAGATAATACGATAGATGTTATTAGACGTTTTAGTGATAGCGTTCATAATGAAACTTCTGATTTAGAAGATAGAGTTCATGAATTGGAAACGCAAGTAAAAAATCTTACTGGTATTTTAGAAAAAATAACTGGGTGTTTACCAAAAGAATATTTAGGAACATATAATTTAAAAAACGAACTAAACTTTAGATAAAATTAAAGGAAAAAATATGGGATTAAATTTAGGCCAACCTAATTATTTAAAAGATTCGGCTGCGATAGCTGGTGGGGTAGCTTTAGGAGCTGGAGCTTTCTTAGGAGCTGGAGAAGTAATTGGCGATAATTTAGAAACTAATCAAGATAAATTACAAGAGATACAAAAAAATGCTGGTGGTCAAGCTAGTATCAATTTCAATTCAGCTAAACCATTAGAAACTAATATTACTTATACTCAAAATGATGGAAGTACGAGTAATTATTCGGCTCGAGAATTAGCTGATTCGACTAGAGAAAAAATTATTAACGATGAAAAAATTAAAATACTAGATAGTAATAAAATGAATTTAGTTGGAGCGGGTGCTGGTATAGGAGCTGGAGCTGCTGGTATTGGAGTAATTAGTAATAGATTTGGGAATAAAAGATAAAGTTAACTTATAGGAAGATTAAATTCTTCCTATTTTCTTGTCCAAGAAAAAACATAAAAATAAATCAAGGAATAAATATGGGATACATGAAATTAGATTTATTTTTACAAAAAGCAATTAAAAAACATGGCCTAAATAATTATAATTATAAAACATTAACTACAAAATGGTGGGATATTAATTATAAAAATACTAATACTAAAATAGAAGCTATATGTGCTATTTGTAATTATAAAAATTATCCAACTATATCTAATCATTTTTCTAACCCTGGTTGTCTTAGATGTTCAGGAAAACTTCCAATAACTAGAGAGATCTTTTTAGAAAGAGTAAATAATATACATAATAATAAATATAAATATAATCTTATAACTAATATACTTTGGGAAAAAAAAGATAATATTAATATCTTTAAAGTCCCTATCATTTGTGACAAACATGGTATTTTTCATCAAACTATTAATAATCATATGAATATAAAAAATGGTTGTCCAATATGTAATGAGTCAAAGGGAGAAAAAGTAGTTCGAGAATATCTAGAAGAAAATAATATTATATTTAATCAAGAATATAGATTTTCTAATTTTAAAAGATATTCTTTTGATTTTTATATAGAAGATAGTAATCTAGTTATAGAATACGATGGCGAATATCATTATAAAGAAATTAAAAATAGAGAAGAACAATTAATAAAAACACAAGAAAGAGATAAAATGAAAAATAAATATTGTAAAGATAATGGTATTAATATCATTAGAATTCCTTATTGGGATATAAATAAAATAGAAAATATATTAGAGGGGGTGACTCGTGGGTAGTGCCTTTAATCTTCTAGATGTAAATAAATTTGTAAAAGAAAAGAATAGTAGAGTTATTACGACAAGTAGAACATTTACTAAAGATAAAGATAATCAAATGGTACCAAATAGTGGTTCGTTATACGATCCAGCCCTTTTTGGATTTACTAGTAAAGATCAATTTGAAAAGTACAGTTACATTAATTTAAACGAAGTTGTTATGCATCCAGTTATTCATAAGAATATTGGTAAAGTAGGAACCGATTTTAATAAATGTATGCAAAAGAAAAAGAAATTTGTGGTTCACGAAGGTATTTTAGTTGAATCAGCTGGTGGAGGTAATGGAATTAATTTCATTATTAATAACTGGAATAAAATAAATTTTGAGAAATACAGAAATGAAAAGAATACTTTATTTATAGATTTTATTAGTAAAACTAGAAAAGATTTACTTACTATTGATAAAGTACCAGTTATTCCTATTGCGTATAGAAACTTTACTACTAGTCATGGTATGGTAGAAGAAGATGAGATTACTGATTTATATAAAAAGTTAATGAAAGTAACTGAGAATAAAGATTGGGTAAAAGAATTATCTGCAGAAGACCAAGATACTTTTGACGAGGTTATTCAAAATATTTATCAGAATACTTCAAAAAAAGATTATGTTCAGAAGTACTTAAATAATTTATATACTTACTTCTTAGGTAAACTAGAAAAGAAAAATGGATTCTTTCAAGGTTCATTAATTGGTAAAAGATTAGATAATGTTGCTAGATTCGTTATTAACGCTCAACCAGATATCCCATTAGATTGTTGCGCATTACCGTGGCAAGGTCTTCTTAATATATTTGACTTATTTGTAATCTCTTATGTATCAAGAGAAGATAATGTAGCTTTAGCGGAAAGTCTAGGTTTAGTAGATGCCTCTGCAGATGAAATTGGAGAATTACTAGCTTATATTTATAAGAATGCTGGTATATATGTAACTCATTATCCAGAGAGAGCTAAGATTTGGATAGATCTATTAGCTCAAATTTTTAATGATAATCCAGAGTTAAGAGTACTAGCTAAAAGGGATCCAGGTTGGAATGATCATTCTTTCTGGGCTTTTAAGCCAATTATTATTACTGATATATCTTATCAAATGATTGTACCCGCTTTTATCTATGCTCCAATAGGAGGGGATAGTTTCAGTACTAATTCTTATTTACAATCAGTTCCATCTGAGTACATAGATATTACTAAAGAATATATTATCCGTGGTACTAATCCAAATGTTAATAAATTCATATCTAGTAAAGTACTACATGATAGTTTAAAAGCAAAGAGAGGAGATTAAGATGGCAAGATTTTATAACACTAAAAATAAGTTATTAGAAGAATCTTATGTTGATCCAGGTCAGACTAAAATAGATTATGATTTAAAAAGTATGAGTTCAGAATCTGGATCTAGGGATAATACTAGATATAATGGTAAAATTCTTATTCCAGATGCTTTCTTACCTCCTAAATGGTACGAAGAAACTAAAAAAGAATTTAGGACAAAGATCCTGGATGATTATAAAAAGAATGGAATGAAACTAGATAATAATTATGTTAAAAAATTATTAGTACAAGTTCTTTTAAATCAAACATCGTTAAAGATTAAATATCCACTGACTAAGAAAACGGTTCCTTTATTAATGGAGCAAATGTATCAATTATTTCCAGATGATGAATTCTTATGGAGATACCAATTAGTATATGAAGCTGGGTTCTTTTTAAGTACTTTAGTACCAAGTTCTTTCTCACCTAAAGCATTAACACTTCCTGATCAATTCAAGAAGAAAAGAGAAGCTATTATTGTTAAGTTTAAAGTTCAAGAAAAACTAAATAGAGATAAAGCTATTATTCAAGCTAATAAAGATTTAAATAATCTTACAGAAGAGGTTGCTCAGTACTTCAGAGATAATGATATTAAGGTTATTGATTTAATTGATTCCGGATCTAAAGGTGGAATTGATGATATTAGAAAGCTACTAATTGCTACTGGTTTAAGTATTAATTCACAGGGTGTTATTAATGATATTATTCTTAATTCGCATACAGATGGATTAGAACAGACTCAATTCTTTAATTATAGTTCTCAGGGTATTGTATCATTGTATGCAAAATCAACCGAGACGGCTATTCCGGGATATTTAATTAGAAAATTATATACTATGATGGAACCAGTTAATTTAAGTTCTAATCCAGATTGCGGTACTACTAAATATTTCCACTTTGCTGTACAGACTGAAGATATGGCTAAAAGATTAGTAGGTAGAATATTTAAAGATGGTAGTTCTTTTACTCAAATTATGCCAGAAGATTATCAAGATTATGTTGGTAAGACATTACTTTTGAGAAGCCCACTTGAGTGTAAAGCAAAAGATGGTATTTGTAAGACTTGTTTTAATCCAAGATATATAGAAGAAATGGAAGTAAAACCAAAAGATAAATTAGGTTTAAAATGTGTTGGTAGTATCGCTGGTACTCTAACGGATTTAACTCTTAAAGCATCACATACTGGTCTATCATTAAATAGAGCCGAAGTTGATATCAGAAAAGATATCTCAAGATATACACATTAAAAGAAGAAAAATGAATCAAATAGATATGATAAAATTAATAACAGAGTCGGAAATGGCTGCTGTTAAGAAAGTTAAAGATCCTGAGAAGCTAAAAAAGATGGCTGCTCGAGATAAAGAGTGGGGTCATGATCCAGCTATGACTAAAGAGTGTCAAGGAATGTCTAGACATTATAGAGTATGTGGTGGTTGTATTAATGATTTAAAAAGAAAGTACAAGAATGATAATTCTATGCTTTTAAAGATAGCGAAAGCTAAAGAAATTAATCAGGCGAATAAAAAATGATTTTAAATGTAGATACTAGTACTATACTAGAAGAAGCTAAGATAACTTTAGCTGAGAAAAAGAAAATTGGTAAGACTGAAAATAAAACTGATGATAAATTTAATCCAAGTGAAAGATTCAGTGATTCTGAAATTCGGGGAGAACTTAAAGATATGAAAGAAGCTAGTACTGGTCAGAGTAAAGTTTCTGAATCTTTAAGCGCCATTATAGATTTTATTTCTGGTGGGAAATAGCTGGCAATAAAACAGTATAGAAATATTAAAATATGGGGAGCAATCCCCTAGATAATTGGTATGTTGTGGTTATTGACTTAGTCCTAACTCTTTGTTGTTCATACTGTTTTCACATTGTGTCCTTATAGGCGAGAAATATTTATAAGATTGGTTATCTTTTAACAATATTCTTCGACTGACTATAAAGCTGTAATTGACGTGGTCTGCTTTTACAATAGAGATGGAAACATCTCAAATTAGAGTATTGTCAGAGTCTGGTTTATCGTACGTCCCTGCTAAGGACGTGTATCGAAAGGTACCACTGGTTCAAATCCAGTATACTCTGCCAAAAAAAAGGAATTGTAATTATGGGTAGATATTATGCAGAAGATTTATTTACAGGTTTAGAGTTCGATAAAATATATAAAAATGTTGATAGAGTAACTCAAGAAATATTTTCATGTTCGAATAATACAAACAAACTAAATATTATCAAAGCAAATAATTTAGAAGACTTATGTTCTAAAATAATTAATTGCAATACAAAAATACAAATTAATGATATAGTTCAAAGAAGATTTGAAGAATTATATATTTTAAATTAGGGGAATTAGCTCAGTTGGGAGAGCAATACATTTGCAATGTATAGGTCAACGGTTCGGATCCGTTATTCTCCACCAAATACCGAACCTATTGATTTAGGATAAATTCTAGATATATTTAAAGGAAAATAAATGTATAAGTTTACAAATAAAGGTGCTAAATTTTAACTTTCTTCAAAGGAGTTAAAATGAAAAAAGCATATAAATTAAGTAAAGAAACTAGTAACAATAGAGAATATAAATCTACTATGAAACATTATAGAAGACTATGTCCATATTGTAAACCACATCAAGGTTGTAATAAGAATCCAAACATGGATCATAAATCTTGGAAAACATATAGAAAAACTCAATATAGATATCTAAATTGAGTAAATTCCCGAGTAGCTTGAAGGTCAAGCAGCTGACTGTTAATCAGAAGTCAAAGTTTCGATTACTTTCTTGGGAGCCATAAAATATTCAGATGGGGATTCGCCAAGTGGTAAGGCAGTAGCTTTTGGCGCTACCATCATAGGTTCGAATCCTATATTCCCATCTGAGTATTTAATACATGTTAGTACGCTTCTAAACAGCAGAGGCTAACTATTGTTGGAGTAGTTAGAAACTCGCGAATGACGGTCAAGGGATGAAGAAAGTGATTTTCATTAGTATTCCAATAAATAGGTCCATCACCTTGAAAGAATTAGTACCACTGTCCAAATCTAATTCATACATTATTGACTAGAAGTATCTTCAGTCCTTTGTCTTTAAAAAGAAATAATATTATCAGAAAATATTATAAATATCTTAGAATATAAAATATCTTAAGGTATTCATAAAGCGGAATAGAGAAGTTTGGTCGTCTCGCTAGGCTCATAACCTAGAGATCGCTGGTTCAAATCCAGCTTCCGCAACCAATAAATTGTCCTATAGCTCAGTCGGTTAGAGCGTTTGCCTGATAAGCAAAAGGTCGATAGTTCAAGTCTATCTAGGACAACCAAAATAAATGCTTCAGTAGCTCAGTTGGTAGAGCAGAATACTTGTAATGTTCAGGTCGTAGGTTCAAGTCCTATCTGAAGCTCCATTTAAATTTCGAAATTTAATAATTATGTGTGTATACACACAAGATATCTTCTTCCTTAATTGGGGGAGATATTCCTGTCGTTAAAATAAGACGTTCATAAAAAAAAAGAACAAAGATATATCAAAATAAAGGATTTAAATAATGCAAATTAAAAAAATATTTAACTTAGAAGAAGTACTTACTTCAGATGAGTTCATTGCTCAAAAACAAGATGAAATTACTGCTCAATATCAAAGAAAATACTCAGGTTTACTTGTAAAAGTATATACTTATTGTAAAGAAGATAGAAAAATAGTTATTAGTACTTCGGAAGCTAGTAAACTATTTATTGGAGCTACGGATAAAACATTAGCTCATAGATTAATTGATGAACAGAGTTTATTAAGTCTTGATAATGAAATGACTGATACATATGAATTAATTATTACTACTGATACAGCTCTTCCAGATTATGTTACAGCTATCGATGTAGCTCAAGCTAAAGCAGATGAGAAATTCGATTCGAATAAATCA